GGCAGACTTTTTTTTGCGCGGCGGCCTGCGCGCGCGGCCCCGCCCGCCCCGCCGGGTCGGAGGCGGCCGAATGACGCCACCTCGGGCCGCGGTGGCCGACACGCCGGATACGCCCGCAGAGGGCAAATCAGGGGCCAAAACGCGGGCCAAAAAGGGGGCCGCACCGGCGAAAAAGGCGGCGAAACGGGCCGCACCGGCGCGGAAACGGGCCTCGACCGGGCGGAAGTCGGCGATTGCGGCGCAGGTTCGGCGTGAATTGGGGCGCGACGGGGATCCGGTCGGGATCGTGCTGTTGGTGCAACAGGCCGCGCGCGTGGCCGAACGCATCGACCGCATCAACGACGTGTTGTCCGGCACGGCGTCCGCCTGGGCGCGCGTCGGGATCCCGCGGTTGGACACCGACGGCGGCCGGATCGTGGTCGAGGTGCGGGTAGACGATCTGGTCAAAGAGGAACGACAACAGACAGGATTGCTACGGAACCTGTTGGCGGAGATTCACCGGCAGCGGTCCGGGCAACCGGCCGCGCCGCCGGACGTGACGCGGGAGGACGATGACCTCGATGTGGATTGACCCCCGAGACAACAACACCCCCGCCGGGCGGCGGGGGTGTGTGCGGGGGTGTTGTTGTTCAGACGATTTCGTAGGTGTCGACCCAGAAGTACTTGCCGGGGGCGGTGCATACGCGCAGCATGTGCGGGTAGATGGTGTCCCGGCCGGTGACGTAGCCGTTGTGGCTTTTGCCGTCGCAGTCGAATCGGATGAGGGTTCCGGCGGGGACGGTGGTCGCGTTGGTGGCCATGGTGACTCCGTTTCACTGTGTAGTTGGTGGTATGAGATTAAACCGACCACCGGTTGCATGTCAACCACACGCCGATCCGCCCGCCGGAGTAGTCACGGCGGGCGGATGGTTGCGCGGAGGCGACGGTTGCTAGTCGTCGTCGCCGGGCGTGGGCAGCGGTTCGGCGGCGGCGTCGATGATGAAGTGCCGCGGCACGGTGTACGTCCCGCCGTCGGCGTCGGCGCGGATGACGTGGATACCGTCGCCGCGGTGGCCGGTGACGGTGCCGCTGGTGATGTCGCCGGATTCGGCGTCGTACATCCGGAACAGAACGCGGGTGCCGGTGGCGATGTCGTCGATGCGGTCCGGTTCGACGGCGGACCGCAGTTCGTCGAGCGGCAACAGGATCGTGGTCGCGCCCATCATTCCGTCGACCTCGACGCGGGCGGCCGGGTAGGCGATGGACTTCACGGTGCCGCGGACGGCCCCACCGGCGACGCGCCAGGTCCATTCGACGTAATCGCCCTCGATGATGGGGCGGTCGGGGCCGCTGGTGCCGGGCCGCGCGGGGGCGGTATCGGGTCGCAGGTTCTGGACCGGCGTCCACATGCGGCCGCCGTTGTCGTCGACGTCGATCAGGGCGATGACGGTGTCGGTGTCGGTGGGCCGAATGTCGAGGACGACGCCGTGGATTGTGACGACGTTGCCGTTGTCGGTGTTGCGGTGCGTGATCGTGACGCGGTCGCCGGTGGCGATTTTGGTGTTGGTGTTCATGGTCGGATCCCTTCGGGTGGTGGTGGTGTCCGGCGGCCGGTTGGCCGCCGGGCGGTGGTCGGGTTAGTGCTTGGTGGCGCGGTGGCGGCGGAGGATCGCCACGGCGGTGTCAATGTCCTTGTAGGCGGCCATCTCCGCGAGCTCGCGGATGTCGTCGTTGTCGGTGGTGGCCGGGTCGACGGGGCCGTTGAGGACAACGTTGCAGTGCGACCAATGGGGAAGGCGCGAATCCTCGGCGGTGAGGCAATCGCAGGCGTTGGCGTCGGTGCTCATGGTGCAAATCTAACCGTGGGGCGGTTGCATGTCAACCACAACGATTAGTCGGGCCGAAGCCGCCGGTGTGGCCACAAAGCCACACCGCGGCACGAAAATCGCCCAATCGGAAGACATGTGGCCGTGGTGGGTATCCGAACCGCCGCGCCTCACCGGCAACCCCAAACCGGCGTGGGAACACTACGACGACACCGCCGACTTCAGTATCGGCGACCGGCTGGGCCGGTTCGCGCACAAAATCGAGGAAGCGCTGTTCGGGTGGCAATGGGACGCCGCCCGAAAGATCATGGCGACCCGGCCCGACGGCCTCTGGGCGCACCCCGACGTGTGTCTCATCATCCCGCGACAGAACGGGAAAACGCAGCTAATCGCCCTGCGGATCATCTACGGCCTGTTCTTTCTCGGGGAGAAAATCGTCTACACCGCGCAACGGTGGCAGACGGTCAAAGACGTCTACGACCGCATCGTTGAAATCATCAAACGGCGGCCGTCGCTACTGCGCCGGTTGAAGCCGATGCCCGGCGTGCCGGACGGCTACAGCGAGGCCGGGCAGCACGGGGAGATTTACACCACCAACGGCGGATCGTTGGATATGGGACCGCGCACGAAGGCCGTCGGCCGCGGTCAAACGAAGATCGACCTGGCGATATTCGACGAGGCCTACGACATCAAAGACGTGTTGGTGGGCGGCCTCACCGGTGCGCAGAAAGCCGCCACCAACCCGCAAACCATCTACATCTCCACCGCGGCCGTCGCGTCGGAACACCCCGATTGCGGCGTGTTGGCCGGGATGCGGCGCAACGGCCAACGGAAGGAACCCGACCTTTACGCCGCCGAGTGGTGTGCGCCGCCCGGCATGGCGCGCGATGATCCGGAGGCGTGGCGGTTGGCGTGTCCGTCGTTCGGGATCACCGTGCGCGAACGCGACCTCGCCCGGGAGTACCGCATGGCGCGGGCGAACGCGCGGTTGTTGGCGATATACGACGCCGACTATCTGGGTTGGGGCGAATGGCCGCCGGATCCGGAGAACACCGAACCGATCATCGACCCGGATTGGTGGGAGGCGTTGACAGTTCTACAACCGGCGTTGGTCGGCGACATCTGTATCGCCATCGAACGCACCCTGGACACCCGGTATTGGTGCATAGCGGCCGGGCAGCGCACCATCGACGGCCGCGTGCACGTCGAGGTCGGGTATTGGCGGGCGGCGAACATCGGCGTGGTCGCGGCGGCCCTGTTGGAGTTGGTCGAACTGTGGAACCCGGCGGCGATCATCGTCGACGACCGGTCGAAGGCCAAGCCCATCGTGGGCGTGATGTTCAACCAGGGCATCGAGATCGAGACGGCGTCGACGCCGAAGTTGGCGATGTATACGCAGGGATTCATCGACGCCGTGAACGCCGCCGACGTGACGCACATCGGGCAGAAGATCATCACCGACGGGATCGCCGGGGCCGCGATGCGGGAGTTGCCGCGCGGCGATTTGGTGTTCGACGAGAAAGAATCCGGCGCGCCGGTCGCCCCGTTGAAGGCCATCGCGTTGGCGCACGGCGCGGTGTTGGAGTACGCCGCCGAACCGAAACCGGCCGCGTCGCCGGACACCGGTACGGACGCCGGGCCGGTCGACCTCGACGATGTGAGCGTGCTAGAGGCGTCGTTCTAGCCGCACACTAGGCGGCATGACAGAACGCGTTAAGACGGCCGCGCCGGTGTCCGAAGCGGGTTACGTGTTCGGGTCGGGCGTGGTCGACGGTTGGACGGTATGGGATCCGTTCGAGCAGACACCGGAATTGCAGTGGCCGCAATCGGTCGCGGTGTATTCGCGGATGGACAACGAAGACAGTCGCGTGACATCGCTACTCGAGGCGATCAGTCTGCCGATCCGGTCCACGCCGTGGCGGATCCGCGCCAACGGGGCGTCCGACGAGGTCACCGAATTCGTGTCCCGAAACCTCATGGTGCCCATCGACGGCGAAGACGACGTGCGCAACCCGGGCCGATCCCGCGGCCGGTTCTCATGGGCCGAACACCTCGAAGAGGTCACGTCGCCGACGTTGCAGTTCGGGCACGCCGTGTTCGAGCAGGTCTACCGGCCGCGCAATCAGTCGCCGGACGGCCGGTTCTGGTTGCGGAAGTTGGCACCCCGCCCGCAGTGGACCATCTCAAAATTCAACGTCGCCCCGGACGGCGGCCTCGAATCCATCGAACAAATCGCGCCACCGGCGCGGACGCGGGGATCCCTGTACGTGGCCAACATCGCGCCGCCGGAAATTCCGGTGAACCGGCTGGTCGTCTACACCCGCAACAAACGGCCTGGGCAGTGGCAGGGCAAATCCATTCTGCGGTCGGCCTATAAGCACTGGCTGTTGAAGGACAAACTGTTGCGGATCGAGGCGGCCACCGCCGAACGCAACGGTATGGGTATCCCGGTCGGCACCGCGTCGTCGGCCACCGACGAAGACGAAGTGCGCAAGATGGCCGCGTTGGCGCGGTCGGTGCGCGGCGGCATCAACGCGGGCGTCGGTTTGGCGCAAGGCCAAATCCTCGAACTGTTGGGCGTGTCCGGCAACCTCCCCGACATCCGCCGGGCCATCGAAGGGCACGACCGGTCAATCGCGTTGTCCGGGTTGGCGCATTTCCTCAACCTCGATGGCAAAGGCGGGTCGTACGCGTTGGCGTCGGTCCTCGAGGATCCGTTCACGCAGGCCGTGCACGCCTACGCCACGTCGATATGCCGGATCGCCAACCAGCACATCATCGAAGACCTCGTAGACATCAACTTCGGTGTGGACACGCCCGCGCCGGTGTTGACGTTCGACCCAATTGGATCCCGACAGGATTTGACCGCCGCGGCGGTCAAATTGCTGTACGACGCGGGGGTGTTCGACGACGATCCGGCGGTCAAGCGTGCGATCCGGCAGCGGTTCAACTTACCGTCTGAACTGAACGACACACCGTCCGCCGAACCGGAGGAACCCGCCGCCGTGCCCAATCAGTCCGCCGCCCCGGCGCGCACCCGTTCGTCCGGCAATGCGGACGCCCGCGCGCGTGCACCGAAGGCCGATCAGGGGGTGTTGTTCGATGCGTGATTGGTTCCGGTTCGTCGAAGCGAAGGCGAAAGACGAACCCACAGAGATTTACATCTACGGCGACATCGGCCAGACGTTCTGGGACGACGGCGTGTCGGCGCAATCGTTCATCGACCAATTGGCCGAAGTGTCCGGCCCGGTGAACATCCGCGTGAATTCGCCCGGCGGATCGGCGTGGGACGGCATGGCCATCGCCAACGCGATCATCCGGCACCCCGCGAAAACCACCACGTTCATCGACGGCCTGGCCGCGTCGGCGGCGTCCATCGTGGCATTCGCCGGTGACGAAGTGGTGGTGTCGAAGTGGGGCCGGGCGATGCTGCACAACGCGCACGCGATGGTGATGGGCACCGCCGACGACATGCGTGAAGTTGCAACACAGTTGGACGCCCTCAACGCGAATATGGCCGCGTACTACGCGGATCGGTCCACCGGCGGCGATGACGCAAAGGCATTCGCGGCCGCGATGGCCAAAGAGACGTGGTACTCCGCCGACGAATTGCTCGAGGCGGGGTTGGTTACCCGCATCGACAACAGCGGTGTACGCGAAGAGGTCGAGAAGGCAGTTGCGCACGCCCTCACGACAACCCGCATGAAGTTCAACAATCCGCCGACCGCAACCACGAAGGAGAATCGGATGGCGACCAAGGATGACCTCGCGAAGCGGTTGGGTAAGGATCCCGCCGACGTGACGGACGAAGACCTGATGAAGGCGGCGCTCGAAGCGCTCGGGGAGGCACCCGCCGCACCCGCCGCGCCGGAGGCACCGGCGGCCCCGGAGGCACCCGCCGCGCCGGAGACACCCGCGGCCGCACCCGCGCCGACGCCGGTGCCCGCCGCGGCGAAGGGAACCCTGGAGGTTGACGCCTCCGCGTTCGCCGAACTCCAGAAGCAGGCCGCTCTCGGCGCGAAGGCGTACGCCGACGCGCAGGCGAAGGCCGATAAGGCCATCGTCGATAAGGCCATCGACGAAGGCCGAATCCCGTTGGCGCGCGCCGATCACTACCTCGCACTGATGAAGGCGGATCGCGCCGACACCGTGGACATGCTCACGAACCGGCTCGCGCCGAACACCGTGCCGCTGTCCGAAATCGGCCACAGCGCCGACGTTCCCGCGGGCGACGCACAGGCGTCGCTCGACGACAACCCGTCGTACAACGCCTGGATGAAGGGACTTATCTGACATGAGTGGTGTTGCGCAGTACCGGAAGGCCGGACCCCGGACATTCACACCGGCGGCCACGAAGTTCATTCGCGGCGGCCGGGTGGTCGAAGCCACCACCGGCGGCCGGATCCAGGAGGCCGCGGCCGGATCGGTCCGCACGCTCGGCGTCGCCCTCACCGACGCCATCGCGCCGGAGGACGTGAACACCACGCCCACCACCGACGCGCACGGCCGCCCGGTGACGGCCCTCTACGGCCTGCCGACCACGGTTGCCGTCGCCGATGCCGGTATCGAGGTCAAGGTCACCTACGCGGCCAACGCCAACTTCGGCGACCGCCTCGTGGCCGCGGCCAACGGCACCGTGACGCCCGCCGGGGAGGATGTCGACCCCCGCGCCATCGTCGGGAAGTGCACCGAACCCAAGGGTGTCGTCGTCGGGACGAACGCCGTCGGCCTCATGGAAACCGCGTAACGCGGGCGACCACGGAACAGGAGAACAGACAACATGACAGCACCCACCGGGATCGTCAGCGTCAGCGACGGTCCGGCAATCACCGTTCGGGAGTTGGTCGGTAATCCCCTGTGGATCCCGACCGCCCTCAAAAAGATGATGGTCAACCAGTTCATCTCCGAATCGCTGTTCCGCAACGGCGGCGCGAACCCCAACGGCGTCGTCGCCTACAACGAAGGCAACCCGTCGTTCCTCGAGGACGATGTCGCCGATGTCGCGGAGTTCGGCGAAATCCCGGTGTCGGCCGGTGCCCGCGGCCTGCCGCGCACCGCGTTCGCCGTGAAGAAAGCCCTCGGCGTCCGGGTGTCGAAGGAGATGATCGACGAGAACCGCGTCGGCGCGGTCAACGATCAGATGTTGCAGTTGCGCAACACATTCATTCGCGCCAACGACCGGTCGGCGAAGGCACTGTTGCAGTCGCCCATCGTGCCGACGCTGGCCGTTCCGACCGCGTGGGACAACGGCGGTAAGGTGCGCACCGACATCGCAATCGCCATCGAACAGATCAGCACGGCGGCCCCGACGGCCTACCCGGCCGGTGTCGGATCCTCGGATGAATACTTCGGATTCATCCCGGACACCATCGTCATGCACTACGCCCTGTTGCCCATCCTGATGGACAACGAAAACTTCATGAAGGTCTACGAGCGGAACGCGAACTACGTGTCGACCGCGCCGGATTGGACGGGCAACTTCCCGGGTTCGGTGATGGGCCTCAACGTGATTCGGTCGCGCACGTTCCCGATCGACCGTGTTCTCATCATGGAACGCGGCACCGTCGGGTTCTACTCCGACACCCGGCCGTTGCAGTTCACGGCCCTCTACCCGGAGGGCAACGGCCCCAACGGCGGCCCCACCGAGTCGTACCGGGCCGACGCCTCCCACAAGCGCGCCCTGGCTGTCGACCAGCCGAAGGCCGCCCTGTGGCTCACCGGGATCGTGACGCCGTGAGCGCCGGGTACGTCGTAGTTGCGACCCGCCTCGACACTGTCGACGACAACGGCCGCCGCACAAAGCACTACCGCGGCGAAAAGGTCACCGGGTTGTCGGCGGCCGACGTCCGGCGGTTCAAAGCGGCCGGTGCCATCGCGGACGCGTCCACGGACGAAGCCGCCGCGGCCAAGGCGGATCCGGCCGAAGCGAACCCGGCGGAGACGTCGGCGGCGGAGGCGGTGACCGAACCGGCGAAGACCGGCCTGCCGGAGGAACCCGCGTCGGCCGTGGTGCCTGCGGTGCAATCGGAGGCCAACACCGCCGAAGCGCCGAAGCGTCCGGCCAACACCGCCACCGCGGCGGTATGGCGGGAGTACGCCGTGGCGTCCGGGCAGTTCACCGCGGACGAGGCCGCCGACCTCACCCGCGACGAACTGCGCGACCGATTGAAGTAGCGCATGGCAGACGTGACGCCGTTCATCGACGTGTCCCAATTCGAGGCGATGTTCCGCCCGTTGGGTGACGGCGAACGGTTGCTCGCGGAAGTGCTGTTGAAGGCGGCGGCGATTCGGATTCGTGACCGGGTCGCCGCCGCCGGACGCGCACCGCTAGAACCCGACGACGCGATGGCCATTCTCGTGTCGTTTGAGGTCACCCGCGACGCCATGCCACCGATCCCGGAAATGGCCGGGCGCACGCAGTACAGCATCACCACCGACGACCGGACCGAACAGGCGACGATGGCCACAGCGGCGGGGTTGTTGGACTTCAACGAGCGGCATTGGTCGCTGTTGGGTATTTCCGCCACCGCCGGGCCGGAGTACGGCGGGATGGGCGGCGACTTCGGCCAATTGGGCCGGGCGAACCCGTATCCCATCGTGATCGGATCCGACGCGGATTGGTTGGGATAGTGCCCTATCTCGGACCCGACACCATCGAGTTGATATTCCGGGATCCCGCCCCGGGCGTCGACGCCAACGGCCAACCGAACGTCACCGACCGCGTTGTGTCGAAGGGCAATTGCGCCCTGATGGTGACGACGGCGACCGAACGCGAAGGCGTCACGTCGAACACCGAGAACGGGATGATTACCCGGTATGTGGCGAAGGCCGTGTTGCCGGTCGACGCCGACACGACCGCCCTGCGCGCCGTCGACGCGATCCGGTTCGACGGCCGGGTGTATGAACTGTCCGCAGACGCCGTGGCGAAGTACACGTTGCGCGGCGCGCCGGACCACGTGCGCATATTCGCAACGTGCGAGGTGGCCACGCCGGAGTTGGGCGAATTGGTCACGATCACCCCGAAGTTCGGGCGCGACGACACCGGGCAACCGCTGCCGGACGGCGACCCGTTCGATGTGATCGCCCGGGCGGTGACGCCGGGCAACACGGCGAAGACGTTGGGTGTGGCCGGGGAACAGGATGCCGCCGACTTCACGGTGGTATTCGACGCCGGGGTGCCGATCAAGGATGGCGACGCGGTCACGGTCCGCGGCCGTCGCGGGATCGCCCGGGTGGCGTTGCACATCGAACAGTGGGCGAACCGCGACACCATCGTGGCGCTGGTGAAGTCGCGCACCGGCGGGAGGCGGTAGCGGTGGCACCCAAGGGGAAGTTCGTGTTGAACCGGGGAACGGTTCGGTGGGCGATGAACAACGACCCGCACATTGCGGGCGCGGTGGACAACGTCGCGGAAAAGGTGGCCAACGACGCCGGGCCGAACGCCACCGTGGAGCACTACCGCACCGACCGCAAGGTGTCGGGTGTTGTTGTCCCGGCGATCGATCAGGCGCGCGACGGTGCGGCGACCCGCGCGGCGCAGGGTGTGGCCGCCGGTGCCCGCCGACGGCCGCGCACCGGCGACGGCGTCCGGCCGTTCAAGACACGCGCAGAGTGGCGGCGCGCCTTCGCAACCGGCGCGGCCAACGCGTCGGCCCGGGCCGCGGTGTCCCGCGGCTACGCGGTGTTGCCGGAACGACGACGTAAGGGGCGCAACAATGTCTGACGTTCGGGTGGTCGGGGATCCGGTGCCGCCGGTTAAGGCGTACCTGGCGGCGTTTTGGGGTGCGCGCGTGCGGATTGCCGACGAGGTGCCCGACGATTGGCACGTGGAAACAGACGTGCCGCTGATCGTGGTCGACGACGATGGCGGGCCGATTGATTGGCCGGTCAAGTCGGACCCGTTGGTGCGGTGCGGGATTTACGCGAACGGAAAGCAGACGGCGAAGAACCTGCGCCGGATCACGATGGGCGCGTTGTTGGCCGAACCGATCCCGGGCATTGCCCACATCCAACGCACGGGTATCGGCTACGTCGACGCGCGCGACCCGGACACCGGCGCAGACATTGCGTCGTTCACCGTCACCGCGACGGTTCGCACCGAAGTAATCACCGTCTAAGACAAGGAGATAGCGATGGCGGGCAATCCGGACAATGTGGTGTTGTGGACCGAAGCGGATGTGCTGTTTTACAACAGCGCGACGCTGCCGGTCGAAGACATCCCCGAATCCATCACCGACCCGTTCGTGACCACGACGGGGAAGTGGGGTTACCTCGGCCTGTTGGTCGGCGCGGACGGTATCAACATCCAGCGCGAATGGGACGAAACCGACATCCCGGCATGGGGTTACGGCACGATCATCGTGGCGTCGAAGGACTTCAAGTGCACCGGCACCGTGTCCGCCCGTGAGGACAACCCGGTGGTCCAGTCGATCCTGTGGCCGGGCAGCACGGACACCACGCTCGTTGTGCCGGATCCGTCGCACCAGTTCGTGGCCATCGAAAAGCGTTCGGCCTCCGGTAAGAAACACCGGATGCTGTCGAAGCGTCCGGCGCGTCTGTGGATCCCGAACGAGCAGAAGGTCGAAGGCGACAACACCCCGTACGAGGTCAACATGCGCATTTTCCCGAACGCCGCGCGCGAACTGTTCCTCGTCCAGCAGACCGCGGCGTAACCCGGCCACCCCGACGACGAAGGGACAACAACCATGAAGACCGTGAAGTTCGTGAAGGACAACCCGGGCGAAGGGCTTTGCGCGGGCGACGTGCTCGAGGTCGACGACAATTCGGCCGCGGCACTGATTCGCCGCGGGGAGGCCGAAGAGTACAACCCGCAGGCCGTCGACGCCGTCCGCGTGGCCGAGCCGCGCACGTTCGGCGACCAGGAGGGCGTGCGGACGATGGACGACATTCGGGATCCGCAGGCGGCCCGCAACCGCCGCGTGATGTCGTTCACGACCGTTGCCGCACCGGATCCCGGCCCCGCGGTGGCGGAGGCCGCCGACGAATCGGTGTCCGCGCCGCAACCGGCCGCGAAGCCGCGTACCCGCCCCGCACAGGCAGCGTCGGACGCTCAGTCCGCGGGCGGCGATGCCGGTGGAGGTAACGCGTAGCGCACGCGCGCTCGAGGCGACCGGTGCCGCGGAGGTCACGTTTGACTTCCGCGGCACCGCCGTCACAATTCCACGCCCGCTTGAGGCGTGGCCACTAGACGACATTCGCGCAGGCCGGTCCGGCCGTGCGCTCAAAGCGCTACTGCGCGGCCAACGCCCGCCGATGCGCACCCAATCTGATGCCCTCGAGCTGTCGATCCGGATGGCCGATGCGTGCGGCGTGACGCCGCTGCCGGAGTCCACCGACGACGTGCGGGTGATGTTCGGCGCGGTGCCGACCCTGTTGCGCCTGTTGGACAACCACGGCGACGACATCGAGGCCGACCTGCGCCGGTTCTACGGCGTGGATATGCGCGGCCTGTTCACCGGCGAGCTCACGTTGCGCCAACTGTGGGCGTTCGTGCGGCGCATCCCGGCCGATTCGGCGGTGTTGACGGCCCGCAACGGTGGCCGCCCGCCGTGGACCCGCGCGGAGATTATCGCCGCCCGCCAGTGGGAGGCGTGGGTCCGGAAGCCGTATGACGGTCGCCCGGCGTCGCCCGAAGAGATTGAGGCGTGGCGGAAGAAACAGGCCGCGGTGGCGGCCACCAACGACCGATTGGCCGAACGCGAGGCCTACTACGCGTCCGGGCAGAACATGCGCGACGCCGGGATTGATACCGCCGGGCAACAGTTCGATACGCCTGGCCACGAACGTCCACCGCAGGAACACCAACCATCCGAAAACGACCCGGTCGCGCGCGCGTTGGCGGTGGCGAAGCGCAACGCGACCCGGTCACGAACGAACAGGAACACCAATGGACGAACAGCAGACGGCCAACCACAACCCGGATTCCGAAACGGCCGCTGGGACAACGCCGGAACCTCATGGTGACGATGTCAACACCGACATCGCGCCGGAGTTCGAGCTCGTGAGGATCGAATACGACGGCCTCGTGTTCACGGTGCCGAAGGATCGCGGGCAATGGGACATGAACGTGCAATTTGAGTTCGAGGAGGGCCGCCGCCTGCGCGGGTACCTCGTGCTGTTGGGCGGGTCGCTGGAGAACGTCGAAGTGACCCGGGCGCGGGTGTATTCGCGGTGCCGCACCACCCGCGAAGTCGAGAAGTTCCTCGACCACATCACCGAAGTGTGCAACGCGGAGTGCATCTGACATGACCGACGACGACGCCCGGGTGATCGCCGCGGAGGAACGGTTGGCGCGCGCGCACCGCCGGTCCGCGCGCGAGCACACCCGGGCGGCGTGGGCCGCGGTGATCGCGGCCGAACGGCGACTCGAACACGCGCGACGGAAGGCGGCCCGCGGTGCCTGATATTGGCTACTACACATTGCCGGTGATCCCGTCATTCCGCGGGACGACCAACCGGTTGCAAACCGACCTCAACCGGCAGTTCGGTAAGGCGGGAACCGACGCCGGTAAGACACTCACCACGGCGGCGTCGAAGCAGATCGAAAAGGATCGCGCCATCGAGAAGGCCACCGCCACAAAGGCGAAGGCCGTCGACAACCTCACGAAGGCGATGGACAAAGCCGCCTCCGCGGCGGGCCGGGTGCGCACCGCGGAGGCCAACCTCGTCCAGGTGCGGAAGTCGGGCAACGAAGCCCGCATTGTGGCCGCGGAGGAACGGTTGGCGGAGGCGCGCCGGAAGGTGGCCGCGGAGACGCGCAACGTCGACAAGGCCAACCGCGAAGTGTCGTCGTCGACGAAACGCCTCCAGGAGGCGATGAAGCAGACGGTCGACGCGGGCAACAGCGGCGGCGGCGCGGGCCAGGCGGGGATCGCCGGACTGATGTTGTTCGGTAAGGGCGGCGCGGCGGGGTTGTCGTCGCTGTCGTCGTCGGCGGGCCGCACCGCGGGGATCGCGTTGCGCGCCGGGATCGTCGGCGCGGTCGGCGTCGGCATCGGGGCCGCGTTGGTCGCGCCTATCGCGGCGGCGTTTAAGGCGTTCAACTGGGGCGCGGAGGTCGGTCTACCGCTCGAGCGGACCCTGAACACCCTTCGGGGCGTTACGGAGGCGTCCGGGGCGCAGATGGCCGCCGCGGGCAACGAGGCGCGCCGGTTGGGTTCGGACATCAACCTATCGGGCGTCACGGCGTCCGACGCCGCCGCGGCGATGACGGAGTTGGCGAAGGGCGGGTTGACGCTCGATCAGGCGATGAAGGCGACGCGCGGCACGTTGCAGTTGGCCACGGCCGGGCAGTTGGACGCCGCGGAGGCCGCGAAGTATCAGACGGCCGCCATGAATACGTTCCAGTTGGGTGCGGAAAAGGCAACGCACGTCGCCGACCTGTTGGCGAAGGCGGCCAACGCGTCGTCGGCCGAAGTGTCCGACATCGGCATGGCGTTACAGCAGGGCGGCGCGGTGGCCGCCGGGTTCGGGTTGTCGCTCGAAGAGACGGTGTCGACGTTGGCGGCGTTCTCCAAGATGGGCATCAACGGATCCGACGCCGGAACGATGCTCAAAACGTCGTTGCAGGCGATCACCGATCAGGGGAACCCGGCGCAGGCGGCCATCGAACAGTTGGGCCTCACCCTGTACGACAGCAACGGCAAATTCGTCGGCTACACGAACATGATGAACCAGGTGGCCGAAGCGTCAACCCACATGACGCAGGAACAATTTCAAGCCGCGACGGCGGTGTTGTTCGGGTCGGATGCCATGCGCGCGTCCATGATTGCCGCGAAGGGCGGCCCCGAACTGTTCAACAAGACCGCCGAAGAGATGTCGAAGGTTGACGGCGCGGCGGCGGCGATGGCCGGGGCGCAGATGCACGGGTTGCCCGGCGTCATCGAGGGCCTCGACAACACGATGGACGGGTTGAAGCTGTCGGTGTACGACGCCGGTAACGCCATCGTGACGGCGATGGGCCAGGAGGCTCTCGGTTCGTTGGATTCGTTCGCCGACATGGTCGCCCGGAACCAACCGACCATCATCGGATTCTTCACCAACGTCGGCACTTTCGCCGTTGAGGGCGCGACGCAGTTGGTGATGTTCGCGGCCGAAGGGGCGCGGGCGTTGGCGCAGTTCGTGAACGTCATCGGCGATGTGCACGGCGGGATGTTGCGCGCCGGTGCGGCGTTGAAGCGGTTGACCGGCGACACCGCGGGCGCGGACAAATGGGACGCCGAAGCTGACGCGGCGTTCGGCTACGCCGACGGGATTTACGCGGTGGCCGACAAACTCGACGGCACCGTGAACAAACTACGCGGGTTCAAAGACCGGCTCGCCGACGCCGGGAAACAGGCACAGAACGCGTCGAAACTCACCGTGGCGTTGGGCACCGCTATCGCCGAAGTTCCCGACGGTAAGGACATCATGATCCGGGAGAACACCCCGGAGACGATAGAAAACCTGCGCGCGTTGGGGATCCAGGTCGAAGAGACGCCGACCGGGTTGAAGATGACGGCGACGACCGACGAAGCCGAAGACATCGTTAACGATTGGCGCGAACAACAGGGCATCAAACCCGTTGAGGTACCGATCAAACCGACGGTCAACGACGCCGACATGCAGGCACTGTTGCAGCAGTACCCGATGTTAGGCGGGGCCGGTGTCACCGCGCCGGGAACCAACACGACGCCACCGCCGGGGGCGTCGGTGGCCGAACTGTTGATCCCGCGGCCGCGCGCGTTGGGCGGCCTGTTCTCCGGGATCCAACCGTTGCCCGACGACGCGAAGATTCAACAACCCGTCCCCGGCGGTGTGGTGCAGTGGGCCGAAGCCGGTGACGCCGAAGCGTTTATCCCGATCAACGGGTCGCAACGGTCGAAGGACATCTGGGTTGCCACCGGCCGGGCGTTGGGGATCCTCCAATCGTTCGCTAACGGCGGGTTGGGCGACGCCGGGGGCGCGCTGCCGTATACGCAGGCGTTGCGCGAGCTGATGTTCCGACAGTTCCCGGCGTTGAAGGACATCGGCACCTACCGCGCGCCGGACGGGTTCAACGAGCATTCGTCGGGCCGCGCGGCCGATGTGATGATCCCGAACTACAACACCCCGCAGGGCCTCGCGTTGGGCAACCAGGTGGCGTCGTTCGCGTTGTCGCTGCCGGGCACCGAACGCGTGATGTGGCAACACCGCACGTGGTATCCGGACGGCCGCAGCAATTGGGTCGAGGAACGCGGATCCGACACCGCGAACCACATGGACCATGTGCACGTCTTCGCAAACGACATCGCGGCGCAGGCGCGCGGCGGCGGGGTGCCCAACCTCGGCGGGCCGTACGGTGCCGGGTTGAACACCGGCGCGGCGACGCAGACGGTGCCCGATTGGGATGCCATCGCGCAGGCCGAATCCGGCGGCAACTGGGCGATCAACACCGGCAACGGGTACTACGGCGGGTTGCAGTTCGACCAACCGACCTGGGACGCCTACAAACCGGCGGGCGCACCGGCCCGGGCCGACATGGCCCCGCGGGAGACACAGATCGCCGCGGCGGAGAACCTCGTGAGGGATCGCGGGGCCAACGCGCCGAAGGCGTGGCCGAACACGTGGAAGACGAAGGACGTTCCGGCCACCGGGTTGTCGACGGGCACGCGCACCGCAGGCATCGACCCGGAGACCGGCGAGCGCGGGTTCTACACCCCGGACCCGAAGAAAATCCGGGAGGCCGACCAAAAGGTGGCCGACGCCGAACAGCGGATCCGGGAGGCCGACGCGAAGGTGGCCGAAGAAGAGGCCGCCCTACGTGAGCTCGCACCCGACGCGAAAGAGTCGCAACGCCTGTCGGCGCAACGGCAGTTGGACGCGGCGAAGGCCGACGCCGACAAGGCGCGCCGGGAGGCCGACGACGCCCGCGCCGATTTGGCCGAAGCGCAACGCGGCGACTTCAAACGCGGATCCGGGGTGTCGGGTGGTGACGGCGCGTCGCAGTTCGGCGAAGTCGGGTCCATCCTGTCGTCGTTCATGCAAGACACGTTCGGGTTGGGTGACCTACTGCCGGACCCGTCGCAGTTGGGCATCGTGAAGTTGCTCGGCGCAATCATGGGCATCAAATACACCCCGCAGGGTGCGGGGTTCCCGTGGCAGACGGGTTACGCCGGAGGCAACGGCACCCCGTTCTCGGGCAACCCGTTCGCCGGTTCGCAGGCGATCACCGACCCGTTGGCCGCGGCAACGTCGATGCTGCCGTTCGGGATGGTGCCCGATGCCGCTCAGATGGCCGGAGGCGGCCAAACGCTGCCGAACGGTCTACCGGTACCGGCCATGCCGCCGGAGGGCGTGCACGCGGGCGGTGGGGCCGCGCCCGGCCCCGTGCAACAGGACAACTCGGTGAACGTCACCGTCAACGGTTACAGCCAAACCGATGTCGTGAACGGGGTGCGCCGCGAAATGCAGTGGGCACCACGGGTGAACACGTACACACCGCCGGGTATGGGATAGGGGAGGCCGACAGATGACGTCGATGCTGCCACACGTCGGGGACGCGCCCTGGTCGTCGCTACCGCCCGAAATTCGGGACGCCCCGATCACGTGCAAATGGATCGGATCGGACGGCCGGGTGTGGCCGTTGACCGGGTTGAACGCCGGGGCCGAGGGCGCGTTCGTCGTCGGCGACATCGACGGCATCGTGCACGTGCCGTTCGAGGGGATTTGGACCAAACCCGCCTACGGGCCGCCGCGGTTCGAGCGCACCGTCGACGGCCGCCGCGAAGTCGCCTTCCAGCTGGGGTTGTACTCCGACGAAGCGTTGGGGTGGTTCGACACCGAAACACGTTGGTGGAACGGGTGTAAACGCGACGAAACAGGGTTTCTGTCGGTGACGACGTTGCGCCACGGCGAACTGTGGATGCCGATGCAGTTGTTGGACACCCCGCGCGCCACGCTGTCGCCGACCATCGAGCGCCGGTTCAACCGGGCGCAAATCCACAACATCGTGTTGGCCGTCGACGGCGAACCACGATGGCGGCGGCCGGACATCGCGCCGCCCGCGTGGACCCGCCCGCCCGGCGCGGTCGACCGCGGATTCATCCGGGTTGCCAACCGCGGCACACAACCGGCGTGGCCAATCTATTTCCTAGACGCCCCGGGCAAAGTGTCGCTGCCGGACGGCCCCAACGCGTTCACATCCGATCAGTACAACCCGTTGGACGATTGGCCGCGGTTGGGCGAACTGTTCGGCCTGCCCATCATCGACAGCATTCTCGACCGCTACACCCGCACCCGGTCGACGAACATGATTGACATACCGGAGTTGCAGCCGGGCGAACACGCCATCATCGACACCGATCCCACGCACCGGATCGCGGTCACGATCCTCGACCCGGTCGACAACGTCGTGAAACGGTTCATCCGCAACAGCGAGTTGTTGGATTGGCTCACAGGGCATTACGGCGACACCGGGTTGCCGCTGATCCAGCGCATGAAGGGCCAGGGGTTCAGCATCCCAATCCCGCCGCGCAGTGTGGCCACGCTGCCGGTGATGCATAGCCGGGCCGGGGCGAAGATCGCGGTGCAGTTGCCGCAGCGATTCGAGAGTGCCCTCGCATGACGACGTTGGCGGAGGGGATCGCGGGCCTGTTCGGACCGGCCACCGGTGTGTCGGCGGCTACGCGCCGGGGGGAGTTCACCCCGGAGGTAAAGCAACAGTTGCTCGAGCGCCGTTGGGCGTACATGAACCGGAAAGTGAAAAAGCCGCTTATCCGGTTGTGGGACAAAGAAATGGGCTTCATTGCGCGGTTGGAGAACCTCGACAGTTGGTCCTGGGAAGAGTTGGCCACCGACGACGGCGAAGCCAAGGTGACGTTCTCCGGGCAGGCCAACGCGTGGATCCGCGAAGTAGTCACGTACCAAACGCGGATCGAAGAGGATTTGCACGTCACGATCGACCCGGATCCGGACAAACCGCACGATTGGCGCAACCGTTGGGGCGGTAAGGTTCTCATCGTCGAAGACGACGAGGTGTCCGGTGAGGCACCGGTCACGACGCTGCATTGCATATCGAACCGGCGTCATCTGCGCGGGATCCTGCTGGGCGCAAATCCGGTGTTCCCGATGGAAGTTCAGATTCCGAAGATGTTCCTGTGGGCCGGTCCCACCGCGTTCACGTGCGCCGCCGCGACGTTTATCAACCTGTTCCGGTTGCAAACCCTCAACGGGTTCTACCCGGTGCCGCGCAACATCTTCGCGCCGGAGACGTGGTTGCAGAACGTCTCGCCGTTGAATTGGCCGATCCAGGTCATGCCGATCAACCCGGTGTTGGACCAATCGCGGTGGTGCACCATCGGGGCGCGTTGGAAGGATGCGCAAACGGTCCTGTCACCGGTGATGAAGGACGCCGGTGTAATCTGCCGCGCGTACACGTGGATCCCCGGGGATCCCGCCCCGTACACCATGTTTGGCGCGTTGGCCGAGGTGTTGAAGCCGACGCGGGCGTGCATCATCCTGTCGTTCGAGGACAAATCGGGTTACTCCGGCCCGACCGGCACGGCCATCGACGGCGCGTTGAACCTGTTCGCGGCGACCCTCGATGACCTGATTACCGAAACGCTGTTCCCGTTGGACGCCGACCACAACCTCGAAACGGATCCGTTCTTCCGGAAGTTGCTGTTGGTCGCGCCGAAGCCGCCACCGTGGGTATTCCGCGATGTCGGCTACGGCAATGTCAAACGTAAAACCCTGATGATTCATAAACAACAGGGCACCGATATCGTGACCGGGGGCAAATCACCCCAATGGGTGAACCAGGCCATTACATTTGCAATTCGATATGGATTGTCACAATTGGCGCAGGTTGTATTAGGCCAGGAAGCGCCGGGTGTTGAGGGCCTGGACAACCTTTATCAGGGTCAATTAGATGACGTGTTCCTGGCGTTCGCCCGATTTGTCAATCCTATTCGTTCAGCAAACGCCGGTTCGTACGCATTCCGGGAATACTTTGAGCAGGGCAGCGGCACCGCCTACACCCTGAACAGCATCCAAACGCTGGCCGAAGGCGACCACAAAATGCGGGCGTACGCGTCGATGAAGTTCGACGTGTCCGACGGGCCGTTGGTGTACGGGGAGGACTACACGTTGGGCGACCGCGTGCAGGCCGAAATCCGCGGCATCAACTACGTCGACCAAATCCTCGCAGTGAAGGCGCAGGGCACGCGTGCCGAAGCCGGGGTGCCTGTTGTCTCATTCGGGGATGACACGCGCGAAGAGGATCCGGTTGCCCGGGCGTTCCGAACTATCGGGAACGTGGCCAACTTCGGCGCATTGCTGGCTAGCGGAGGGGACATGTTCTAGTGGGTAAGGCATCACGTAACAGGGCACAACGCGGCGGCACCGGGTTCGGCGACGCGGCCCGCCCGTCCGGGGCGGCCACGGTGTTCCCGAATTTCCCGTACGAGCGGAAGTTCACGCGAGAAGAGATCCAGGGCGACATCCTGCCGCGCGCCAAACGTATGGGCGATCTGATGCGCGACGGTATGGGGCCAAACGGCGCAACGCTGTTCATCCCCGGCGACGTGTTCGAGATGTGGATGATTCACGGCGTGTTGGCCGGGGCCGACGGCGGTAAGCCGTACATCCGGGCGCGCAAACTCCCCGACGAATCCGGCCGGTTCGTCGACGCCGTCGAGTGGGTCGTCATCAAAGACGACACCCCCGAACAGCGCCGGGCCGACGCCGAAGCGGAGGCGCAAATGTACGTCGACGCCCTCGAGCAGAACCTCCGGCCCGAAGTGCGCGCGGCGATCCGCCGGAAGTTCAAAGCCGCCGCCGAAGAGGCCGCAGAGTTTCTCGGCGACGCCGACGACGCCGACGCGCGCCGCGATGTCGGCCGCGACTTCGGGCCGCCGCGCCTGTTGCAGTTCACCGACGCCGACAACCCCGAGGAGGGTTCCGAATGACGATCCCCACCGAACCGCTATTCATCGGGTCGCGGTACGTCCAAATCAAGTTCTATGCGGCCGTACGCAATCCGGGCGACCCGTCCACGATTGTCGGCACGTTGACGTTGATGCCCGACGAGAACGTGTTGGTGTTGGACGCGTTGAAGGGCGACAAAGGCGAAAAGGGCGACCCGGCCCCGTTCTGGCGGCCGGAGTGGCAATCGACGATCACCAACCCCGCCGATTTGGCCGACCTCGATTTGTCCGACGCCGACGCCGGGCGGGCGTGGTACATATCCGGCTATTGGCACGTGTGGACCGGCGACGAATTCATTCCGTTCCTCGGTGCGATCCCCGGCCCGCCCGGGCCGACACCGCTGTTGAGCATGACGGCCAAGGTGATCCCGATGCCCGAATCGGGGCCGTACGGGGCGATCCAGGTCAACCCGTCCGGCACGCCGGAGGAACCGCATTTTGAGTTGGAAATTCCGGGGATCCCCGGCCCGAAGGGCGACAACGCCCGCATCGCCGAAGCCGAAGACGTGTACGGGTCATTCCTGGAAGGGCAGGCGTTGGTGTGGTCGGCCACCGCGGGCGGCACCGGCAAGCCGGGGTTCGCGCCCGGTGATCCGTCGCCGAATGCCGTTGGCTATCTGACGTTCCCGGAGTACGTGTTCGGGCCGGGTGGCACGTTCAGCCAGGCGCGCACCGTGGTTCTCAACGCGTTGGTCCCGGCGTCGTCGAAGGCGTACTACCCGAAAGTCGCAGGACATCTGCGGTGGCGGCGGTCGGGCCTGTTCAACACCGCCCAGGTCGAAGTCGAAGTGCGGTGGTTGCCCAACGGGTCGACGGATTCTCCGGAAACCGGCACCCTGATCGGCCGCGCCCTCTATGACCCGTCGACGTTGGACGCGGAGACCATCGCCCACATCCGCGATCATTTCTCCGACAGCACCGACCCGTCGGCGGCGGTCGGCCCGGACACGTCGGTGGGCCGGATCCCCGCCGGGCAGGACATCCGGTTGATCGTGATACTTCGCCGGTCGGGCGGGTCGGGCAACTACACCTACGCCACGCCCGGGTCGCATCTGAGCCTCGAACAAATCCCGGTGTCGTAATGCCACGCGCCGCAGACATGTTCCCCGCGCGGCGCGGGGCGAACGACATCAATTCGCCGTTGCGGGGCCTGTTGGATTACACGTCGCCGCTCGATATGACGGCCCGCGCGGTGGGCGAACAGATTCGGTCGAAGATCGAAGACGTGGTGTCGTGGATCCGCGAAACCACGGGCATCGACCTCACAGGGTTCGTCGAACTGTTGAACGGCCTCGAAGCCGCAACGGGTTTGAACCTGTTCGACCTCGCGGACTTGAATCTCACCGACAACATCCCGCAGTTGATCGCGGCGTTGCAGGGCATCGACTGGCAGCAACCGGGGGCGATCCTAGACGCGATTGAAGCGGCGGCCGGTGCGGTGCCGATCATCGGGCCGCTGTTGGCGGCGTTGATCGGGCAGGCGATCCCCGACGACGCCGACCCGCTGCCGTTCGTGGCCAACTGGGGGAACAACCTGCGGTCGATCCTGCCGGGCGTGAACCTCAATCTTCCGGCCGGGCAGTTCAATCCGGAGGCCGCACTAGCGTCGTTCGTGAACGACGGGTTGCGGCCCCTGCGCCTGTTGTTGGGCATCAACGATCCGATCCCCGGCCGCAACATCATCGGATCGCTACTGCCCAACGTGATCCCGTTGGTGCCGTTCACGTCGCTAGGCGCGATCAACGCCAACCTCGTGCCGGACCCCACGTTTCAAGATGCGGAATCCATCGACGCCATCGACGGCGTGGACTGGGATCCCACGGTGGGCCGCACCACCGCGGGGTCGGCACACATCACCTGTGACGGCACGAAGCACGAAATTCTGACGGACCCCGCGACGCCGGTCACCCCCGGGCAGACGATCCCGTTCGAGGCGTATGCGCGGTGGCAGAACCTCACCGGCGGCACCGGCGTCATCCAGCTCGCGGTGGCGACGTACAACAGCGCCGGGCAGTACATCGAAACGACGCAAATCGCGTCGATGGGCGGCCCCGGGTCGCAACTCACGTTCCAACGCCTCACCGGCGCGACGTACACCGTGCCGGAGGGCGTCTACTACATCCGGCAATCGTTGGCCGTCACGGCCGCGGCCACGGGCGGGGATGTGTGGCTGGACGACGCCGACCACCACAAAACGCAGTTGTTCCCGACGTGGTGGACGCAGGGTCTACCCGAATCGCTGTCCGCACTGTGGAACGACCTCGGGGAAGCCGCCGACAACCTCTGGTCCCTGATCGAAACGTTGGCCGGTGGCGGCGGCGGGTTGGCGGCCATCGTGAACCGGTTGGCCAACATCGGAAGCAACGGCGTCATCGCGTTGCCGGGGATCCCGACGTTGCCGTTGACCAAAGTGGACCAACTGCCGCAGCAATTGACGCAGCTGGGCAACAACATCACCGGCGCAGTGTCGTCGATCAGTGATGCGATTTTCAAAGGGTGGCGCGGGTCGTCGTCCGGCGGCGGCGGCACGGTGGCCGACATCCAGGCGACCATCGAAGTCATTGCGAAAGCCGTCTATGGCGGATACACGGTCGAAACGCTCACGTCCAACGGCACGTGGACACGCCCGTTTGATCCGGCCAACTGCCTCGAGTTCTGGGCGATCCCGGTGGGCGGTGGTGGCCGCGGCGACACCGGCGACACCCTGCGGATGGGCACCGACGATGTCCGCACCATCTACGGAGGCAAGGGCGGTGTGGACGGCGGTTACTTCGCAACGCAGATCAACCCGGCCGACCTCCCCGCGACGGTGCCGGTGACGATTGGCCTGGCGGCGTCGACCGCGGGGGCGAACGGTGGCATTACGTCGTTCGGATCGTTGGCGGCGTCGGTGCCGGGCGTCGGCGCGATCAGCCAAGGTGTCGGGTTCGTGGCGTCGGCGTCGAAGCCGGGCCGCGGTGGTGACGGCGGCGCGGCGTTCATGACGCGTGCCAACTCGACATCGTTCACGTCGTACCCGGGCGATCCGGGGGAGGCGTCGGCGTTGGCGTCCGGTGGCACCGGAGGCAACGCGAACGGCGGCACCGGAGGCAACGGCGCGGCGGCCAACCTGTCCGGGGAACGCAAGGCCGGAGGCGGCGGCGGTGGTGGCGGCGGCGGCCGGGCGGCGAACCAATCGGGCACCGTCACCGGCGGCACCGGAGGCAACGGCGGGTTCCCGGGCGGCGGGTCCGGAGGCGGCGGCGCGGCCATCAACATCTCCACAATCGGGTTCAACGTCGCCGCAGGCCAGCCCGGTGTACCGGCGAACGGGTGCCTGTTCCTCATCTACAAACTGGAGGCGTGACGATGCGCGTGCAACAGGTCGACGTGGACATGTCTGGGTGGTGCCCGGTCACGCGGTTGTACCGCACGGAGGACGGCGAACACATCGCCGTGACGGTGCACGATTACATGACGGCGAACGGGTCGGTGGCGGCGTTTCCGGCCACCGCGGAGGGGTTCGCCGTGGATCTAACGCCCCTGTGGTCGACCGCCGACGCGGTCACGCACGAGGCGGCGTTGGCCATGCACGGATACATCCTCGAGGACTAGCGGCCGTGCCGTGGGTCGGGTCGTCGTCTGCGCCCATCGTCCGGAAGTTCGGGCGGTGGGCCGATGTCGACGGCCTCACTCCGATCACTCCGCCGGACCGGTTGGGCCGGTGGATAAGCGTTCGACAGTTGACGGTGGCGGCCGAAGGGTTCGGCTATCCGGCCGCGTTCGCGGTGCCGCGGGTGTCCGCCGCGGCGTCCGGCGTCGGCACCCCGTCGGCGTCGACGTTGGTTCACGCGGTGGGCCGGGCCTACGGCATCGGCGACCCGTACGCGCCGTTGGTCGCGTGGCTCACGGGCGCGGCCGACGGTGTCGGTGAACCGGCGGCCGACGCGGTGCGCCACCTCGCGGGCGACGCGTTCGGCGTCGGCGCGGCCAACGCGGCGTTGGCGGTCCGGGCGGTGGCGGCCGCGACCGGCGAAGGCACCGGTCGGGCAGCGTTGCGCGTTGCTGCCGCGGCGTCGGCCGCAGGCGTGGGAACACCGGCCGCCCGGGTGGTTGTGCCGCAGGCGGGCGGCGCGGACGGTACGGGCACCGTGGACGCCGCGGTGGTGGCGCGCCTCGTCGCGGACGCCACCGGCATCGGGTCGGCCCGCGCGGTGGCGTTGGTGCGCGCGGTGGCGGCGGCGGCGGGTATCGGTGCGGCGTCGGCCGCGGCGGCGATCCCCGGCGGCCGGGCACCGGTCACGACGGAAGTCACAACGGCCAACGTCGAGACGGCCTACACGATCCCGTGGTGGTCGCGGTACCTCGATTTGGTCGGCGTCGGCGGCGGGGCCGGTGGCCGCGGTGGCGGAACCGTCATCGCCGGTGGCGGCGGCGGGGCCGGGCAATGGGGCGGCCTCACGTTGGAACGGGTCGAAGTCATCACCGGCCCGAACCAAATCCTGCGGTCGGTCAATACGTTGATCGTGCGCCCGGGCAACGGGTCGGCGGGATCCTCCGGCGGGTTCGTCGTCGTCGACCCGTCGCCCGGCGCGGCGACGTACTTCGTCGTGAACGGGTCGCAGGTGTTGACGTGTGGCGGCGGCGCGCCGAACGGGTCGAGCGTCCAGGCCGGGCAATCGCCGGGCAACTTCGTGTATCAGGGCGCGACGTACATAGGCGGCCCGGTGACCTCCGGCAGCGGCGGCGCGGGCGGCGCACCCGGCGGCGGCGGTAACGGCGGAAACCCCGGCATATTCGGCGGCGCGAACGGCGGCCCTGGCGCGGCCGGGCGCGGCTGGGTCCGTGCCTACCAATAACCCCCGATGAAAGGATCGACAGCATGGCAGCGACGAACGGTTTTCTCCAGGCGGTAGCAAACGCGGTCGCGGGGTTGGGCAACACCATCTCGTTGCACTCCGCCGACCCGGGCACCACCGGCGGGTCGGAGTTGACCGGCGGCGGGTACGCGAGGAAGACGACGGCGTGGGGCGCGGCGGCGATGGTGGGCGGATCCGCTGTCGTGACGGGTTCCACGGTGCGGTTCGATGTCGCCGCGAACTCGTCGCCGACGTATTACGGGGTGTGGAACGGGTCGACGTTTCTGTATTCCCGGCCGTTGACGCCGGGCGTGACGATCAACTCCGCGGGGCCGGGCCAGGTCGACGTGACGCCGACCTACACGTATTCGCAGAGTTAAGCGGTCACCCCCGCCGGTTTGACCCCAATTTTGACCCCAATTGCATCGGGGTTCGGGGCGATTCGCCGATGTCCGCCATTGTGCGCAACCGGGCGTGACCTGCGGATTCGGTACCCGGGCGGATCCACGCGGATGCCTTTTGAATGACTGGGGGTCAAGGGGTCGCAGGTTCAAATCCTGTCAGCCCGACGCAGATCAGGGGCGGTTTTCCGGAGACGGGAAGCCGCCCCTTTTTCTGTTTGACCCCAATTTTGACCCCAATTGCTCCGGCGTCCGTCCGCGTCCGTCGAGCTCGCTAAGACTGTCCGCTGCCGTCCGCGATCCGCAGGCGCGCCGACAACACGTCGACGGCGGCCCGCGCGGTCGCGTCGGACGTGTGGCCGTAGATGTCCCCCGTGACCGCCACCGACGAATGCCCGAGGATGTCGGCGACCGCGCGGATGTGGATGCCCGCCTCGAGCATCGCCACCGCCGCGGCGTGACGCAGGGTGTGCACGCCGACGCCCTCGAGGCCAACCTGCGCGGCGGCCTGCTCCACCACCCGCAACAGGTTGCGCGGATCCACCGGGCGGCCGAACGCCGACGGGAACACCAACCCGTGGTCCTCCCACACGTTGGCCGCGCGCAGGCGTTCAGCTAACTGGTCGGCGCGGTGCCGACGCAGCATCGACACCATGTCCGGCGTCAACGGCACCGTCCGGCGGGATCGTTCCGTCTTCGGCGTCGTGAGGCGCAGGCGACGCTCGACGCGGCCGACGGTGGCCACCACGCGCAGCGACCCGGCGTCGAGGTCGACGGCGTCCCACCGAAGGGCCAACGCCTCCCCGGCGCGCAGTCCGGTCGCCGCGATCAGCAACAGGGCGCGGTGGTAGCGGGATCCGGCGGTGGCGGCCAACAGGTCGGCCAACTGCGCGTCGTTGATCCGCCGGACTTCCGGGCGCGACAACCCGGGCCGCTTCATGGCCGCCGCAGGGTTGCGCGCCATCAGGCCGTCGCGCACCGCGCCGTCGAGCGCCTGGCGCAACACGGTGTAGGTCGACCGGATCGTGCTGTCGGCGACCGCGCGCACCGGCGTCCCGTCGCGGCCCGGGCGGGTGGCCTGTTGAAGGCGCAGCACCAACGCCTCGACATCGGATGTGCGCAGGCGGTCCAACCGGATCGCGCCGAACGGGGCGGGTTCGACGTATTGGCGCGACAGTGTGCCGTACAACGATTTGGTGCTGTCGGCGCGGCCGGAGACCAACAGGGTGGTGGTGCACCACCGGCGCATCCAATCGGCCACGGTCACCGCGGCGTCACGCACCGGGGCGTCGGCGTCGAGGCGGTCGATAGCTTCGCGCATTTTGGCCCGTACCGCCGTCTTCGTCTTGCCGTAGAACGATGCCCGGCGGCGTTCACCGGTGACCGGGTCGTCATAGAGCAACCGGGCCTCCCAGCGCCCGTCCGGCCGGTGCCGGTATGTGCCTTCGCGGTTGCCGCGTCGCCCCATTGCGGTGTCCTCTCGGGGGTCGCCGGGTGCGTGGGGATCCACGCCGAATAGTGCCCGGTCGGGATAGGTGTACGGTCGCCTCCGGTCACGTCCGGGCGTCCGCGTACGCCGATTGTGTCACCGCGGCGATCATCATTCCAACTATGGACACCACACAACCCGACGCCCTGTTGCTCTCAATCCCCGAAGCCCGCGCGATGTTGGGCGGCATCGGCCGGACAACCCTGTACGAATTGATCGGCCGGGGCGACATCAAAAAGGTCAAGATCGGTGCCCGTGGGTTCATCACCCGCGCGTCAATCGTCGCCTACGTCGAACGCCTGTCGTCCGCGCAGGCGTCGTGACCCGGACACCGCAACGTACGCCTCCGGTGCCGCCGGAGGCGCGTTGCATCATCTGTGACCGGCCCGTCATCGACCACACCTGGCGGCACCCCGCGACCATGATTGACCACGTATTGACCCAGCTTCTGTACCGCGACTAGCGCGTTCGCGGCCGTGCGGTGGCCGATCCCGCGCTCGTATCGTCTCGCCCTGTGAGGTTCTATCCGCTCGGCACCGGCCGCATCGTCACGTCGGCGTTCGGTTCCACGACCGGCCGGTCCGCCCCGCACGGCGGCGTTGACTTCGGCCGGGCCGGTGGATCCGCCGGTATGCCGGTGTACGCCATCCAATCCGGCACCGTCATCTATGCGGGCGCGGCGTCCGGCTACGGCGGCCCCGATCCGGCCGGTTGGCTGGTCATCGACAGTGACGACGCCGAAGGCGGCGGGTGCCTCGAATACGGCCACATCGTGCGCGAAGTGAACCGCGGCGACCACGTCACCGCCGGGCAGCGCATCGGCCACATCAACCCGAACAACCGCACCAACGGCGGCGTCGCGCCTCACCTACACGTGACCGATTGGCCGCACGCATACGGCCAGGGATCCCGACAGAACGTCATGGCACGTCTGTCCGGTGCGCGTGAACCGGAGGCGCAGGCCGCGCCGACACCAACAGAACAGGGGACCGTGGTGGGCGATCCAGTGTGGCTGGCCGATGTCGTACGACCGACCGTTGCGAAGTTCGCCGAATACCCGGGGTGGCGCAACCGCGGGCATGGCGACTTCAAAGACATTCGCGGCGTCATGGTGCACCACACCGGCGGCCCGGCGTCGGCGGCGTCCATCGCCAACGGGCGGCCGGATTTGGCGGGGCCGCTGGCGCAACTTCACATCTCCCGCGACGGCACCGTGACCGTGGTGGCGGTCGGTGTCGCGTGGCACGCCGGGGCCGGGTCGTACCCGTGGTTGCCCACGAATATGGGCAACTGGCATCTGATCGGCATCGAGTGCGAATGGCCGTACGGCGAACCCGGCATCAACGAACGCAACGCGTACACCGTCCGGTGGCGCGACCCGGAAATCATCGCCCTACGCAACACGTGCGCCGCGATCCTGCTTCGGCTGGGGTTGGGCGTCGACCGGTTGATCGGACACAAAGACTACGCGGGGCGCGCCCAGGGTAAATGGGATCCCGGCAACATGTCGATGGATTGGCTACGCGGCGAAGTCCGCAAGGACATGGACGGGTTCGTGTTCCCGGGCGAAGACATCGTGAACGTCACGCCGCCGCCGGTGCCCGCGCCGGTGCCCGCGCCTCCGGCCACGGCCAACGTGCTGTTGCACCGCGGGATGTCCGGCCCGAACGTCGTGAAGCTGCAAACGACGTTGCGCCGGTGGTACTCGAAGTTGGCCGTGGATGGCGACTTCGGTCCGCACACCGAAGCGTGCGTGCGTGACCGGCAGCGTATCTACGGCCTCGATGTCGACGGCATCGTGGGTCCGCTCACGGCCGCGAAGATTGGGTTGGTGCTCTGATGGCGTGGAAACCTACCGAATACCAAATCGGAGATCGGCACCCCGACATCGCCGACGCGAAGGAACGTCTTCGGCGGATCGCCGCGAAGCTCGTGGCCGGGCGGTTAGACAACGACAACACCGACGTGTTCTCGCCGGTGTTCGCCGACGTGTTGGCCGAATGGAAGACGGCCGTACACCGTGACGTTCTGTCCGGCCGTCGACAACCACCCGACGTGGATCCGACATCGACGGTGATTGATTGGGCGACGAAGGTTCAGCTGGGGATGATCGCCCGGGCGACGCCACCGGCACCGGCCCCGCCGAAGGCACGCCACCTCGGCATCGTGTTCCGCGGCACCGGCGGCATCATCGGCCAGGACTACGTGTCGCGGGTGTTGCAGGCGTGCGCCGATTTGGTCGAAGAGGTACACCCGGCGTTCGCCGCGACGATGGGCGGCATACCGGTCGGCACCGCAGGCGGGATCAACGACCCGTCGATGGCGCACGCGGTGGCGTTGGCGTTCGCCGACGCGCAGCGCATATTCCTCGAACGGTTCCGCGCCAACCCGCGGATCCGCGTGGTGATCGGCGGGTACTCCGCCGGGGCCGTGGCCGCCGCGATGTTCCGCGAATGGCTACTCACCAACTACCCGGACAACTATCTGTGCTCGTTCAGCTTCGGTGATCCGACCCGCCCCGCCGGAGGCGCGTACTTCGGCGGCGTGGCGGCCCCGGGCCGCGGCATATCGACGTGGCGGTACGGCGACATCCGCGACTATCGGCACTGCTGGCTGGCCGCGCCCGGCGACATGTATACGTCGGTACCGGACAACGCCGTTGGCGACATCATGGACACCGCATACGACATCGTGACCCAGGTTGAACTGTCCGACTTTCTCGGCACCGCGTTCGGCGTCGCCCGCCAAATCCCGATCATCATGGAAGAGGCGGGAATTGGCCTGCCGTCGGTGTTCAAAGCGCTCGCGGGCGGCCCGGCCGGGTTGGCCGGGTTGGGGGTGCCTCTGATTATGGGCCTGTTGGGTGGCCTGATCGGCGGGCAGAAGAACCCCACCGGTGTCGCCGCCGCCGCGCAGGCCGCGGTGATCGCCCTACAGTTCGTCACGTCGAACCCTCCGACCGCGGCACACATCCAGTACGAATTCCGCGAAGTGTGGCCCGGTCAAACGTATCTGGGCCTGGCCATCCAACACGTCAGAGACTGGGCCGGGCGCACCCCGGCCGTCACCGCATAACACACCGAAGGGATCGCAACAGTGAGCACGAATCCGCCCAATCCGAACCCGGCCACGGTCCCCGCGCCGGGTGTCAATCCGCTACGCACGCTCGAAGATTGGCGCGACGCGCTACACCGCGCCGTGACCGCGATCCTCACCGTCGCGGGCACCTACCACGTCGCCTGGGCCGACCCGTCCGGCGCGTTCGTGCTCACGTGGTTGCCCGCCCTGTTGGGCGTCGGCGACGCCCTGTTGTCGACCGGCAACGCCAACGACCGCCGCCGCCGCACCATCTACGCGGCGGCCGCCGTCGCCCAGATCGCCCTGTATGCCTTCGGTTTGGCGTCGGAGGAACAGGCCGCAATCATCATCGGCTACGTCGTCGGTGCACTGAACAGCGTCTACGCGTCTCAGTACACACCGACCACGCCGGTGTCGGCGATCAAGTAGCGGGCCGGGGTGGCACCGTGGGGCAATCAACCGCGACACCGCACTTGGGCGTCGGACACCGTTTTAACGTCCGCGGCGGCGGTAATAGTGATTGCCATATACATGTGTTGGGAGTTGTTCGGCGACGAACCGGCACCGCAGGGGATGGTTACGTTGGTCGGCCTCGCAGGCGGCGCGCTGTTCGGCGCGGTGTCCCGGGACAAACGGAAACGTGAGGACGAGGTGACGCAGACCGCCGAACGCGCGGAGGCGAAGGCCGACCGCCTCGAGCGTGAAGTGCACGGCGACGCTGCCGACGCCGACGACAGCGCCGGGGGCCGCAATGGATAACGCCATCACCAACCTGTTCTCGTGGACGTTCGTCATAGGTGTGGCCGTCGGGTTCGTCGCGTCGCGCATCTACTGCGCGGCGCGGATTGCGTGGATGAACCGCACGCGCCCGTTGCCCGGCGGCCGGGCACGCGATTGGCGGGCCGCGTTCCGCGTCGACCCGCGGCACATCGCCGGTGTGATCGGCGCGCTGTTCCTCTGCTGGTCGGTATTCCAAACCAACGCCAACGCCGAACGCTACGAACAGGCCGCCGCCGACACGCAGGCGTTGGCCGAAGCGGTCCGCGACTGCAACGCGCAGTTGATAAGCGCAATCCGCGGTAGCCGGGGGATCACGTCGGAGAACGACCAACTGTCGCAGAACGAACGCGAACAGTTGGCGAAGATCGCCCGGTTGCAAACGGATTGGGTCGCCGCGTTGGCGGCCCCTCCGGCCGATGTGGCCAAGTTGCCGTTCGATCACCCGGTACGGCAGCGGTACAACATGGACGTGACGGCCGACTACCTCGCCCGGGTCGAAGAGATTCACCGCGCCATCGCGGCCATCCACGACGAACAGAACAACAACGTGAAAGCCCGCCCGCCGCTGCCCGATCCGAACTGTGGGACGTAACGATGGCCGACTATGACGCCCTCACCTATCACCGCCTGATCGGCCGGTACAACGGCATCATCGCCGACACCACCGGCCCCTCCGGCGATCCGGGCACCACGCCCGACCTTTACGCAGTGAACATGTCGGCGATGATCCGGCTGGCCATCGCGCGCGACGGAAAGTTGGTCGACGGGCCGCCGGAGTTGCGCCTCACCGGCGCGACGCCGCCGCGCACGCTGTTGTTGATCCCGATACGGGCCAACGTCGAATCCGGGGTGTTGCGTCTGCCGGGCGCGGACACCGGCACCGACGGCGTCGACATCGTCGCCGATTCGACGATCCTGGGGTTGGCCGCCGACGAACAGTTGGTGGCCACGGTGACGTTCGGCGACACCACGATTGGCGGGAACACCTACCGGTTCGACCCGGTGTCGTACGTGGTGCCGACGGTGGAACCCGAAGACTATGACGCCTACCGGGTCCAAACGGTGCGGATCCTCAACGCCTCCGGCGGCACGTGGGCGTTGGTGTACGGGAAAAACCCGACCGTGACGCTGCCACCGGCCCCGGAGGCGTCGGTGGTGCAGACGGCGTTGCGTGGCCTGTTCGGCGGGAACGAAGTGCTCACGGTCACCGGCACGCCGGGCGAATACGTGGTGTCCTTTGATCCGGTGGCGGTGCCGCGGCCGTTGCCGTTGGGCGTGATTGACAACCTCACTCCGCAGGCCGCCACGGTGCAGATCAGCGACGCGTACACACCGGTGACGGTGGACCTGACGACCGTGCCGCGGTGGACGCGGTCGGCGTAACTTGGGCCGCATGAAACCTGTGAAGCCCATGCGGCGCGACGTGACCAACTCTCAATGGACGGCCCACACCCAACAGATGAACCGTATCGAGCAGGGCCTCAACCGCCTGCTCGAGGCGGAGGGCCTACAGCAGACGGGTAAGAACACCGTCTAGGCGTGGTCGCCGGACGCCGCCGCGTAGGTGTCGGCGTCCACGCGATCCCGCCACGCGCATATCGCGCGAATCTGCCAGCGTGAAAACCGAATCGGTGCCATCCCGTGGTACGGGTTGAACACGACGTGTTCGATGCGTCCGATGGTCAACATGGTGACGGCCTCCCCACATCAGTATGGGGAGGCCGTCGTCACATCTGCACGCGAATATCGTTCGCTTATGCCCGCAGGCGGTCGCCGGGCATCCATAGTTCGAGGTGAACCGGATCCGGCACGATGCCGTATAACCGAACCGGCGTCATGACATCGCCGAGATAGATCATCGCCTTCGGTGGCCGCCGCAGGGACGCCAGATGCGCCCGGCGGTCGCGGTCGCGTTGCGCCTCAACGGCGGCCGTCAACGCCGCCACCGACCACGGCCCGGACCGGTGCGCGCCTCTCACCGGGCCTTGCCTCTCCACGCGCGCACGGTGTTGCGGTCGACGCCGAACGCCGCGGCCACCTGACGTTCGGACGACAACCCGGCGTCCATGCGGGCGATAGCGATGGCCTTACCGGCCTCGAGGGCCGACAGTTCGGCCGCCCGTGCGGCGCGGATCGCGGCCCCGGCCAGCTCCAAATCGTCCGCGCCGCGGGCGAACACGAACGCCGGGCCGGAGTCTTCGGTGGTCGACGACACCCGTTTGGCGCGCACGCCCGCGGGCCGGTCCCCGGCGATGACGGCCAGCACCTGATCGTCCGGCGCGTCGTCGGGCAGGCCGGTGATGTCCCAGGTGGCGGCGTTCGTCTTCGGGGTGTGAACGATGAATCTCATGCGTCGGTGTCCTGTTCGTTCGGGATTGGGTCGACCTCGTGCGGGTTGGTGATCCAGTCCGACACTTCGCGGTGTGCCCACCGGTCGGGGATGTCGTCGGATCGTGTTGGAACCCTATACACCGGTCCGTTGCATGTGCGGCACGTGCCGCGGCGGTCCTCGATTGCCATGGTGTCGATCCTGCTACAGCACGCGGTAGGTGCCGGGCGGCATCCACGCCGGTTCGTCGGGCAACACGTTGTGGTCGAACACGACGTATTCCTCGAACCGTTGGGTGGACTCTTCGCGGTAGTACCCGGCGCTCGAGCTGCATGAGTAGCGGGAGCAGTAGGTTGACCCGCGGACGTATCCGGCCGGTGTCCACACCCGGCGGGCGCGTAACCAGCTGCCGTCGGCACGCTTCGGGCCGTCGCAGATGGTGCGCCATTGCGACCCGAAGAATCCCCAGTGGATCGTCTCGCAACCCACGTCGGGGGTGCCGCCGTCGGCGCGCGCCACGGGGGCCGTAGCGCCCGACAATGCGAACGTCGCGGTGGCCACCACGGCGGTCGCTACGGTGATCGCGGAGTTGAGGATTGATCGCATTGCGCGGTGTTTGGTGGGGTGCATTGGGGTTGTCCTGTCGTGCGGATCCCCTTGCCCGGCAAGGGAATTTGCGGTTGGTGTGGTTGAACGGTAACCGGCCCGCGGTGGGCCAGTCAACCGTTCCGGACGGGATCACTCCGCGGGGGTGATCTTTGCGTGGGTGAGGACGGTTTGGTCCTGCCCTTTGTAGGTGGCGTGTTCGCGGACGGTGCCGCGGATCCGTACGCGTGCGCCGCGTTCGGCGTCGAACAGGGACTGGCCGGTGCCGGTCGCCTTCACCACGCGGCCGTCGTCGAGCTTCACGACAACGAGCGCTTTGAGGTCGCCGCCGCCGCGGATGCGGTAGGACGAAACCTCGAAAGTGGTGGCGACGGTGACGGTGCCGATGACGTCGGCCTTCGCGCCGACCTCCGCGACGAACCCGGTGACCAACGCGGCGCGGCGGGCCTGTTCGGCGTGCGCTTCGTCCCACGCCTTGGCGAATTCGGCGGCGGCCTGTTCGGCGGCGACGGCGGCGGCCTTCGCGGCGGATTCGGCGCGCAGGGTGTCGCCGTGTTCGCGCCATACGGCCTCAACCTTGGCTTCGCGGCGGATGGCGGCGACGGAACGGGTGCGGTAGACCCAACGCGCGCCGAGGCACAGGAAACAGGTGCCGCGGCCCTTGCCGTGGGCGGTCCACCATTCGTAAATGCCGGTGCCGCCGCACCGCGGGCACGTCTCTTTGAATTCGATGCGGTCGGTGCCGTGCATGTCGGGATGCGGGTCGACGTAGGTGGTGACGACGAACTTGCGGCCGTCGATGGTGACGGTGGTGGACTTCGGCGCGTTGTTCATGGTTGCAATCCTACCACCGCCCGGCGGCAAAACAACCAGGCGGTGGTAGGCGAATCAACCGGGGGAGGCTAGGCGGTGGTGCCCTTCATGAACGCCGTCACCGCGCCGCGCGCGAAGGCCAACGCGTCGGCCAGGTTGTGCGCCTCGTGGCGGCCGATCACGTCGCCCGGGGTGTGGCCGGGCGCGTCGTACCGATCCACCACCGACACGTCGTAGACGCCGCCGCCGGTGTCCGGATCCCCGGACACCTCGAGCACGACATCGAACAGGCGCACCGCGCCGCCGGGGCGCGTCACTGCGCCAACCGTTCGTTCTTCGCCCGGCAGCGTTCGCAGATGGGCACCGCGCCCAGCACAGGGTGCGGTTCCAACGCGACGGCCGTCTGGTCGCACAGGGCGAACCACGCGCACGGAACCACGTCGACGTCGGCCTGGTCGCCGGTGAACGCCACCGCCGACGCTGCCGCGCCCTCCGGATCGGCGACGTAGTCCGCCGCCAGTGTGATCGTGTGGACATCGCCGCGGGCGGTCGCCTGCGCGACCACCATCGACTCCGCGCCCCACAACATGACCGGTTGCCCGGCCCGAAATCCTGACATTGCCTGTTCTCCTATCGGTTGGGGTTGAGACGCCGCAGCATGGCGCGTGCGGCATTGAGGTCGGCCGTGGCGTCCGGGTCGTCCGGCCCGGCGTTGTCGGCGGCGTCGGCGGCCATCGCGTCGACGTAACCGCGCAACGCGGCGGCCTCCGCGTCGTCGAGGTCGACGGTGGTACTGCCGTCTGCGCGGCGGCGGGCGTCGCGCAACTTCGTCATCGCCGTGATGTCGGCGGGGGTGTTGTATCCCGGCCGGGGCGATTGCCACGCCTGGGATCCCGACAGATGCGACAGCACCCGGGCCGTCACGCGGTACTTCATGCGGTTCGTCCTGTTCGGTGGTTGGGTGCCCGGCCCGCGGGGTGCGGGCCGGGCGGCGGTAGGTATCAGACGCGGGATGCGCGGGGGCCGTCGACGTTGGCCGGTTCTTCCGGATCCGGCACCACGGTCGGCACGATCCGGCGCAGGTACCGGTCCGCGGCCACCTTGGCGTCAATCAGGGTGCCCTCGTTGGTCACGTGGCGGCCGTCGACGGACACCTCCCACATCACCTCGTTGTGGCCGATCATCCCCTCGCGCGTGCGGTACACCCGGGCGCGGTGGTCGCCGTAGAACCCGCCGTATGTGCCGGGGTTGAGACGTTCCCAATCGAACGCGACGCGGTCGATGAATTCGACGCCGTGGAACGATCCGGCGGTGTTCATGTTCGCCCAGCTCTTTTGGTCGAGGCGGTATCCCATCTCGGCCAACCACGCCTCAACCTGTTCGATGTCGGCGGCGTTTAGGCCGGTGTCGGTCCGGGTAATGGCGGCGTTGACGTTGTGGACAAATCGGGATTCGGCCACATACGAACCGTTCCGGTCGTACAACAGAACGTGAGTGCCGGTGTAGTGGACGCCGGTGGCGTGGAGATTGTCGGACATCGTGGGGGTGTTCCTTCCGTGGGTTGTGGTGCCGGTGTTGGCGGCGGGTGCGTCGTCGGCGGCGGCCTCCGGCGCGGCGACTTCGGCGACAGGGGCGGCCGGGGCGACGGGGGCGGCGACGGGGGTGGCCTTGCGGGCGTTGTACGCGGCGATCAGGGCGTCATGGTCGGCACCGAACGCTTCGCGGGCGGCGGCCCAAATCTTCGCGCCGACGCCGCGGCGGTCACCACGGGCGGTGCGGGTCGCGCCCCACTCGCGGCCGTCGCGGGCGGTCCAATAGTCATAGGTGACCATCACGGCGGTGTCGTCGTTGTCACGGCCGCCGCGGGTGATGTTGACGAAGTACTCGCCGACGCGGGGGGCGGACACGATGTAGTCCTTGCCGTCGACGGTGATGGCGCGTGTTTCGTGGTTGCTCATGCGGTTGATATTACACCACCGAGCGGTTGCGATACAACCAGACGGGGCGGGGGAAGAAACAGGTGACGCCCGGCCAAATTCGGGTTGGCCGGGCGTCGCTGTTTCTGCGGAGATGGTCGAAGGGCTATGGCGTAACCCGGAACACCGAATCCGCGAAGTCGAACACGTGGAGTTCGGACGTGTCGCGCGTGCGCTCGTCGGTGAACGTGCGCCGGGCGACGTCGCGCCGGGCGTGCACCACGCGGCCGTCGGCGTCGGTGGTCAACTGCACCATCGCGGGCCGGGTCGCGTGATTGGTGGACAAATCGTTGGCGTAGACGTACCGGTGTCCGCCGTCCGGTAGGTCAATCGTGCGGATCAACACCCAGCCGTTCACCTTGGCGGCGGCCGTGATGGCGTGTGTTTCGTCCGTCAATACAGCTCCAATCGGTGGTGGTGGGTTATCGGTGCGCGGTTCTGGTTTGGCCGCCCGCGCGGCGGTTTTACGCACAGGGGGACGTCCGCCTGTGGATGGGGATTTGTCCATGACGCTGTTGGGCATCTGCTTAACCCTTCGGCTTAGTACGGAACGGACGCGTAGCAAACGATCCGTTACCCGGGTTGTCCGGGATGTCCGCGAACTTACACTCTTTTTCCGACAAGCGGCTATCAGTCGCGGGCGTAGGAAACTATTCGTGAAGCTATACATCGGCCGGATGTGAACACGGATTCTGGCAGGCGGGTGCACACACCGGCGGACACTTTGTGCACAGGCTTATCCACAGAACTCGTCGGCGCAGGCGTACGCAAACCGGACGGAAACGCTGGCAGTTCAACGCAATTCGACACGCCGACACGCCATGACCTTGTTGCCCGAAGTGTCCGCTTAGGCGTACGGTCGCCGACATGAAACAGACCACACTTCCGGCCGAAGATGACACGTTCATCCGGCCCGCCGAAGCCGCGAAATTGGTAGGTGTAAACGTCCGAACCCTCGCCCGGTGGGAAGATTCCGGCCGCCTCACCGCGCACCGAACCGCGGGCGGAAAACGCCGCTACCGCCGCGGCGACATCATCGCCCTTATCACAGCGCAACCCGCATGACCAGCATCGATCCGAACACGCCGTGCGCCGCCTGCGGATGCGTCTACGCCGATCACTGCGGGGTGTGCGGGTGCCGCACCAACGCGGGCACCCGTGACGAGTGCCTCTGCGCGAAGTTCGTCGCCGTCATCCACACGTGCACCGATTGCGGGACGATGTTCGGCCGCCGGTGGCAGTTGCAGAACCACCGGATGCCTGTTCCGACGTGCAAGGTGTCCGCACGTGCGGCCGCCGGTGCGTACGCCGACCGCCCATCGTTCGCCCCGCCGTTGAAGGCGCACCGCGATAAGTACCTGGCGGGTGCCCGGTGAGTTGGGACGGATCACCGCAGGGTTGGCGGCCTCCGGCCGAGGAACGATCCGCGGCCGAAGCGGCGGAGAAGTTAGCGGTCGAGCGCGCCCACGCGGACGCCCGCACCCGTGAACTAGCCAACGCAATTGCCTTCGGGTTCGAGCGTGTCGCGTTGGCCATCGTCGCCGCCGCCGGGGGAGACGCACAACGCCGGTTCGACCGCATGAACGAACAGGCCGACGAACCGGAGGCGTTCGACCCGCGTCCGGCCCCGGCCGTGGCCGCCATGCGCCGCCTGGCGGAGGAACACGCCGCGGCCGTCCACGATCCCGACCTCGACGAACTGTTGTCCGACATCGCCGAACCGGACGACGCCGACTAATCCCGATCAACCCTCCGCCGCGCCCGGCGACCGGACGCGGTGTCTTCAACGACCAATGAACAGGGTTCCGAATGTCTGAACACACACAACGCAGGGGTTGCACGAAGTGCGGCGCGACGCCCGTCCGGGGCCGCGGCATGTGTAGCTACCACTACGAGAAATTGCGCCGCTATCTGCATAGCGTCGGCGCGTTCGAGTCCATGCTCGTGCCGGTCGGCCCGGTGCGCGACCACGTTCGCGCCCTGCGCGCTGCCGGGATGGGCGTGCACCGTATCGGCGCGCTGTCCGGCGTCCAACCGCGCACGGTGTGGGCGTTGACCGATCCGGCCCGGCGGTACACCGAACGGCACGTTGCCGCGGCAATCCTCGAGGTCGACGTGCCGTCGTCGCATCGGTTGGATCCGGCGTTGGCCGACGGGGTCCGGGTGTCGATCATCCCGACGCAACGCCGGGCGCGCGCGCTGGCCGTCATCGGTTACGACCAACCGTCGCTGTTGGCGGCGTTGGGGTTGCCGTCGACCGGGCGGGGCGTGTCGAAGCTCTACACGGCGCACCGGCCGCACGTGACGGCCAAACGGCACCGCGAAATCGAGGCGTTGTTCAACGAGCTCGTGTGGACGCCCGGCCCGTCGGCGGAGGCGACGAAACGCGCTGTCGCTAAAGGGTGGTGGGGGCCGTGGGCGTGGGATGACATCGACGACCCGGATTGCGTGCCGGATGCGGTGCCGTCGCGGATGGAACGTCGGCGGGCCGCCGCCCGGGTCGCGCGCAAGCAGTGGCTCGAAGACACGTTGGCCGACCACATCGCGGTTGGCCGGGTGGATCCCAACGACAACGCCGCGGTGGCCGAATTCCTGGGGATCACCCGGAAGGCCGTGGAACAGCGCCGGTTGCGTGCGTCGAAGTGCGTCGACGCGGAGGCGGTGGCGTCATGACGACGGCGGTGATGACGCGCCACCGGTGCCCGGTGTGCGGCCGACGCGTCGCGGTGACCGACGGCGGGATGTTCCGGCCGCACGTCGACGGGATCAAACGGCCGTGCCCGATGACCGGCGAACCGCTGCCGAAGGGGGACGGATCGTGACGCGCGGCGGCCTGATCGTCCGCAAGGGCGAAGACGGGTTCCTCGAGCCCGGTAGTGAGGCGTGGTCGAAAGTCATCACGCCGTCGAAAGTCGCGGCCATCCTGGGGTTGTCGCGGTGGGAGTCGCCGTATCGGTTGTGGTGGCGCATGAAGGGTGTCGTCGACGGCGACGCACCCAAGGATGCGTTCGACATCGGCCACGACATGGAACCGTATGCGGCCAACCGGTGGCAGCGACGCAACCCCGGGTGGCACGTGTCAGCCGACGAGGTCCAATTCCACGTCCCCGAAGGGCATTTCCCGTTCCCGGCCATCGGCACCATCGACCGGCGGGCGTCGCGCGGGGCATGGCGGCGCATCGTCGAAGTGAAGATTGCCCGGGATCTGTCCGACCTCGAACGGTTCGGCGACGATTTGACCGGCGATTGCCCGGAGGATTACGCCGCGCAGGTCACCGCGCAACGCCTGTTCGTCGCCGCGACCCAACCGGCCGGGGTGAAGTGGGATCGCAATTCCGATCTGTTCGTCATCGGCCCGTTCTTCAACGAGCGCCTTTACACCGTGGAGTACGACCACGACGTGGTGGCGTGGATCGTCGACGCCTGCGCAGAGTTCTACGCGTCGTTGTCCGGCGACACCCCGCCCGACCTCGACGACCACCCGGCGACGTACGAGTGCCTCAAAGAGCTACACCCCGACATCGACGGCACCACAGTCGATATCGACCCGGCGGTTGCCGTGGAGTACCTCGAAGCGAAGGCCGCCGAAAAGGCGGCGAAGGCGGCGGCCGTCGGCGCGACGAACGCGTTGGCCGCCGCGATGAAGTCTGCCCAATACGCCAACGTCGGCGGCGTGCGCGTCGCCGACCGGCGCAGCAATGGGCGGGGCGGCGTGTCCCTGTATGCGGGGCGCGGCGTCAAACCCGAAGACGTCCGACAACAACAACCGGAAGGTGACCAAACAGCATGACCACCAACGACATCGCCCCATTTGACGGCGATACCGACGAAGACACCGACCCGCGCGACGAGGGCACGCTCGAAGTGTTCCCGCCCGCCCGGCCGGTGGAGATGGCCGCCATTGGCACGTTGCGCGAGCACGTGTCGGCCATGCGGGAGGCCGTGTTTTTCGCCGAAGGCATGTGCTACACGGAGATGGTGCCCGCGCGGTTCCGCGGGAAGCCGAAAGATGCCGCCGCGGCAATCCTGTTCGGCGCGGAGGTCGGGTTGTCGCCCATCGCGTCGTTGCGGTCGATCATCGTCATTCACGGCCAGCCGGGGTTCGAGGCGCGCACCATGAAGGCCATTTTGAAGGCGAAGGGTTACCGGTTCCGCACCATCGAACGGTCGGCCACCCGCGCCGAACTGTGGGCGTGGGAACCGGATTCGCCGGTGATTATCGACGACGACCGGACATCGCCGCACTACGGGCAGCGGATCGCACCCGACGAGGTCGGCGTGTGGACCATCGACGACGCGATCCAGGCCGGGTTCGTGCCGAAGTTGAAGGCAAACGCTAAGTCGGCCACCGACTTTGAGACAAACCAGAACGGCAAACTCAAAGGCAACGTGAAGTACATCGAGACGCCGAAGGTGATGCTCGAGGCGAAGGTGACCGCGGAGGTTTGCCGCGCGTTGGCACCGCATCTGTTGTTGGGCCTGCCGTATGCGGCCGAAGAGATGTCGGAGTTTAACGACGCCGCGGAGGCCGCGTGGCGCGGAGACGGCGACGACGACGTGCGCGAGGGCCCGGCCCCGCGGCGGGCGCGTGGCACCGCGGGGTTGAAGGAACGGGCGAAGAGTCGCCGCACGAAGCCGGAACCGAAGCCCGAACCGCATGACGCCGAAGAGGTTCCGCTGCCGGAGGATCCCGCACCGGAACCCGCACCCGCGCCGGATCCCGCGCCGGAGGCGGCCCCGGCCGACGAGGCGCAGGCCGAACCGGCACCGGCCCCGGAGGCAACGCCCGAACCGGCCGTCCACATGGTGGACTTTCCGGAGCAGCCCGGCATCGACCCCGAACCGGCACCCGAACCGGCACCCGAACCAGAGGCCGACCCCACGCCGGAACCGGAGGCCGACCCGGAACCGGCGGAGGATCCGGCACCGGCCGCCGACGGCGACGACCTCGACATGACGCCCGCCGTGCGCGCGAAGGGCGAAAACATGCTGTCGGGCCTACTCATCAACGGCAACGTCGAAGACGAAGACCGGCTCGCGGTGGTGTCCGAAGTGCTGGCCACCATGCCCGGCGCGACGTACCGCCGGATCGGCGACGTCGCGGAGTTGCGCAACGCGGAGTTGAAGGCCGTCGTCGACACCCTGCGCGGGTGGAAGACGAAGGACAAACTCGCCGAATGGCTAGGTGAGGCCGCGAATAAGGCGTCACTGCGCGAGGCGGGGTTGGCCGAATGATCGCCCCGAAAATCAGCATGGACGACCGCACCCGGGAGACGGTCGACCGGTTCGCCGACGCGCTGTTGTCGGTCGCGGCGGCCGTCGAACGGGCCGCGGCGGCCGTCGAGGCATCGAACGCCGGGGCGCGCGGATGACCGGCGGCGGGCGGATCCGCCCCTCCGGGTGCGTGTGCGAGGGGCCGGAACCGTCCCCGTTCTGCTACCCGTGCATGACAGCGGCGGCCCAAACCGGAACGGTGACGGCGGATCCAATCGTGTTCGTGTTCAAAAGCGCAGGCGTGTTGACCGCCGGGCAACTCCGCGCGTGCGTGAACCACCTAGACGGGTTGGGCATCTCCGACGATGCACCGGCCGAAGTACGGCCGCCGAAGGGCGGCGGCCGGGTCGAAATCGCCTTCCGGCGTTCGGCCATCACCACAACACCGAAGGGACGCAACACCAATGAGTGATGACATCACCATTCCGGGCGACGAGGCCTATCTGTCGTTCGGCGGCTGGGCGAAGTCCATGCCCAACCCGCCCGCCCTGCACGAACGCCGCCGCTACATCGTGGATGTGGAGTGCACCGCGGCCGGTGTGAAGTCTTCTGAGAAGGGCGAACGGTCGACGCGGTCGCTGTCGATCCTGCGCGTGATGCCGGTCGCCGGTGCCGTGGTGCCGCCGAAGGGCGACGACGACGACGACACGCCGCCGATGTTCAACGAAGACGGGTCGGTGGCCGACGAAGCGTCGGCCGACGAGGGCGACGAGATCATGGCCGAACGGCGGGAGGCCGCCGAACGCGCCGCCGCGGATGCCGCGCAGGCCGCCGCGGAGGCGGAGGCCGGAGACGTGGACGTGGTCGACGACGACACCACCGGCGACGAAGTGCCGGAGGATCCCGACGACGACCCGACCTCGGGCGATGTCGACGTGGACGACGACGCCGACGGTTGGGATGCCGACGTGGACGCCGACGTGGCCGACGCCGACGCCGACGGCGGCACCGTCACTTCGCTGTTCCGGGAGGCCGGAGCATGAGCAACAAATCCCGTGCCCGCGGCCGGGTCGAGGCCGCGTTCGACGAAGCCCGCGCGGCGGAGGCCAACGCGCCGCACCCCGACGATGTCGCCGATGTGACGACGATGGCCGAAGCGCTCGAGACGGGCGACACGAAGTCGTTCGTGTCGAAGTGGGCGGGGTTGGTGCTGCGCGACCGTGACCGCGCGTTGGCCAACCCGGAGGCCGCCATCAGCGTCGAGCAGACGTGGCCGAAGTCGGATCGCCCGGCGAAGCCGGAACCGGTGCGCGAACCCACGCCGTTCGAGGCCGCGGTCCTGTTCGCGTTGGGCAACCGCACCGTCGTCCGGCCGACCGGCGGCGCGCCGATCCATCTGCCGGTCAACGTCATGTCGCCCATCTACGGCGGCACCGTGGAACCGGAAACCGTTGCGGCGCGGCGTCGCCGGAACAAAGCGGCCCGCGCCGCCCGCAAGGGCCGCCGGGTGCGGGTGTACGGCCGGGTGTACCAGTCGCGGTTCGGCTACGCCCACCGGCACAACCCGCTGGGCCTTCACGACATCGTCGATGCGGAGGTTGTCGACGAATGAGCAACATCGCGTACCGGTCACTGATCGCCGAAGGCGACCAATGGCTGGAGTTGGCGCGCGACACGTTTAGCGGGGGCGGCGATTACAACATCGCCGCCGCCGCGGCGGCCATCGCAACGGCCTATTACGGCCGGGCCAACATCGAGAAGCCCGAACCCATCGCCGACCTGTTGACCGCCGCCGCCCAATCCCGGGCGGCGACCCCGGCCGCCGACACCGACCTCGAACAGGCGGTGCGGCGGCACCCCGCCGGTAACCGGCGCGTCACCGTCAACGATCCCATCGCACCGGAAGGCACCACACCGTGACCGAGTCCGACTTCGGCATGACACCCGACACCGCAGATGACAACCCCGTGAACACGTTTCCGCCCAACGTGTTCCCGTTGGGCGCGGCCGTCACCGTGGCGTACGGATCCAACGAGCGCCCGTTCTGCACGTTGGGCAACCTCTATCGGATCCTCGGCTATCTCACCGGCGAAGTGCCCGGCGCGGACGACATCAACAGCGTCATCGCCGAATGCCGACACCACGTCACGCATCAACTGCCGACGGACATGCGCACAGAGAACCCGCCGCCGCCGCCCGGCGACGATGTCGCCGACATCGCCTGGCTGGGCACCGTCATCGGGAAGTACGGGCCGCGAATCACGTTGACCGCCATGCCCGGATCGCCCAACAACCCCACCGCCTCCGACACCACCGAAGGATCCACCGATGCCTAACGTTCTGCACTACCGCGGCGATGTCGTCGACGCCGTGCTCGAGATGTCCAACGCGCACCACCTGTTCGGCCCGGATTCGTGCGGCCCGGCCGCGCCCGGAAAGGCCGTCGGCCACGGCGCGTTCTGGGAACCGACCGCCGCGGAGTTCGACCCGGAGTTTGTGTGGCCGGACGGCGACACCCGGGGCCGCACCACGGTCACGTTCAAGCCGTACGTCGACCCGCGGGCGCGCCTGCGCTACTTCGGCGGTGATCCGACGGTTGAGGTCGATGAACCGGCCGACATCGGCGCACCGACGCTGCACACCCGCGACAACATCCGGGGCCGGTGATGGACGCCCCGCTGTTGTTCCTCGACATCGAAACCCTCGGCGTCACACCGGGCGCGGCGATTTGGGAGGTCGCCGCGGCCCGGTTCGAGGGCGAACGGTTGGTCGGCCACATGCACGCGTTCGTGCTCCACGACCCCAACCACCTCGACCGCGGGTTGCCTGAGGCGTACGCCCGGGACTACGCCAACCGGTACGACGACGCCGCCGCCCTTCACCCCGAGACGGTGTTGGCCACGCTCGACCGGTTCGCCGAAGGGCGGGCCATCGTGTGCGGATCCAACCCGCGGTTCGACATGGACCGGCTCGAAGCGTTGGCCGCCGACGAGGGCGTGTCCGCGCCGGGTTGGCATTACCACCCCAACGACATCCCCGGGATGGTGCACGGGTATCTGTTGGGCCGGGGGATCGCCCCGGCCCCGCCGTGGCGCACCGACTTCATGTCGCAGTGCATCGGCGTCGACCCGCGCGACTACGACCGGCACACTGCCGAAGGCGATGTGTGGTGGACGGTCGCAATGTGGCACGCCATCACCGAACGGGCGGCCCGGTGATGGACGAAGTGTGCGTGCACTGCGGTCGGCCGGTCCACGTCGTTCGGACGCCGTGGGGCGGTGCGGCGTTGGTGCACCGGGCCAGCGGCGCGGATTCGTGCCTCGACGGATCCGGCCGGATGGCCTGCCTTCCCCAGGGCGGTGTCGAATGACGCTGCCGGTTCGGGTGTCGGTGTACCGGATCCGGTGCGGCGTGGTCGGCCCTTATGTGTGGATCGCCCAACCCCACCGCCGCGGCGAACTCACCCGGTACGAAACGCGTTGGTACGGACGCCGACAAATCACGTTGTCGGTGGGGACGGTGTTGGCGGCGACGTGGGCGGAGGCCATCGCGTACGCCGTCGACGGCGTCGCCCCGCGCCGCATCGACACGTTGCCCGAATACCAGGCGTGGTGCGGCCTATGACGCCGTACTACGAAGCCGACGGGGTGACGCTGTTCCACGGCGATTGCCGGGACGTTGACGCGTGGCTCGACGCCGACGCCCTGATAACCGACCCGCCCTACGGGATCGCCTACCGGTCCGGCCGACCCAACCCGAAGGGATCCCCGCGGGTCATCGAATCCGACACCGACACCGCCGCCCGTGACGCCGCCCTCGACATGTGGGCGGCGTTCGGCGGGGCGCAGGCCGCCGTATTCGGATCGTGGAAAATCCCGCGCCCGGCCGGGACACACACGGTGCTGGTGTGGTCGAAAAACACCTCGGGCATGGGGGATTTGGCGCAACCGTTCGGCCCGTCGCATGAAGAGATTTACCTGTTGGGCCGGTGGTCGAAGCCGGACGGGTTCAAACGCCGCGGGTCGGTCATCGCCACCACCGAACACCCGCAACGCACCGCGGAGTTGGTGGCGCACCCGACACCGAAGCCGGTCGGACTGATGGAAGTGCTCGTGTCGGCGACGCCGGACGGTGCGTCCATCGCCGACCCGTTCGCCGGAGGCGGTGCCACGCTGTTGGCTGCACGCAACCTGGGGCGCAAAGCAATCGGCGTGGAGATAGACGAACGGTATTGCGAAGTGATCGCCAACCGGTTGTCGCAGATGTGCCTGGGGTTCGCATGAAGTCCGGCGACGGCACGGTGAGGGGACACCGCCTGGAGAACCGCGCCGACCCGGCGGTGCGCGACGCCCTCACACGGCCGTGCCCGTCGTGCAAGGCCGAACCCGGACGGGTGTGCATACGGCCGCGGTGGTGCCGCCGGTTGGTGCACTTCGCCCGATGCAGTTTCAGAGAGGACATGAAGTAGTGCCGACCAAACCGCACTTTGTCGTTGATTCGTCGTTCCATTCGTCCGACGAGGTGTTGTCGATCCCTGCGCGGTACCGGCACGCCGCCGTCGGGGTGTGGACGTTGTGCGGCGCGTGGAGCGTCGACAACCAACGCGACGGATTCGTGCCCGCGCACGCCCTCGAATTGTTGGGCGTAACGCCGTTACTCGTCGGCGTTCTGATCGAAGCGACGCTATGGGAAACGGTGCCGTCTGATGTCACGGACACGACACGGAACACGCCCGTGTCACGCACGCGTCGTGTCCGTGACATGTACGCGCACGGCGTGCGTTTCCGAAACTGGGGGAAGTGGCAAAAAACCAAAGCGCAGTGGGAGGCAGGCAACAGGGCGAACGCGGAACGGCAAAAACGCCACCGTGAGCGCAAAAGTAACGCCGTTAGTAACGCAGACATAACGCCCAATCAGGAACCCGCCAGCAACGCCGCCGAACCGGACCGTAACGCCGTTAGTAACGCCGCCAGTAGAGTAGAGATAAGTAGAGATACCTACTTAAGTACCGATGTAAGCGCGCTAAACGTAGACGCGCCGCGCGATGTCGAACGCGGGTTGTCCGAACCCGTGTCGCCCTCCGCATCCCGGATCGTGCACGACACGCTTCGCGGCAAATACCCGAACGCGGTGATGACCGCGTTGCGCCTCAAAGCCTCCGAACTCGTCAACCGCGACGGCGTCACCGCCGACGTGTTGGCCGAAACGCTGCGCCGGTGGGAAGCCAAACCCGACGTTGGCCCGAACGCGCTGCCGATGTTCGTCGCCGAAGCCGTGAAGGCGACGCAGGCCGCCGCGCCCGGCGTCCGGCCCGGATCCCCGACGTCGAAGGCGATGGAGTGGCAATCGCTCGCCCAACAGGCCATCGCCCGCCGCCGCGCCGCCGCTGCCGCGGCCGCCGGTGCCGACCCGTTCGACTATCCCGACGACCCGAAGGCGATCACCCGATGACGAACCCGTACGCCGAACCGACCGAAGCCGACCTGGCCACCGCGGGCAACGCCCTCGGCCTGCTGACGACGTTGTGGCCGATGATGCCCAAACCCGACGGGTTCGCCCTCGAGGCGTGGGCGTTGGTGATCGCCGAACACCGCCTCGATTGGGCCGACGTGCGGGCCGCCATCGTGAAGATGTCCGCCGACGAACGCAACGCGGATCCGCAGTTCCGGCCGACGCCGCCGTTCGTCGTGAAGTACGCCCGGATGATCCGGCGCGACCGCGTCGAGCGGACCGGCGACCGGACGGCGTACGAGGCGATTTGCGACGCGAAGGCCGCGCCGGACGACGAACCGGCCGCCGCGGTGTCCGCCTCCGGCCCCGTCGCCGCGCTGCCGACCGGCCGCGGCGACCTCCGCCGGGTGGCGGCGGGGATGTTCCGATCCATCAACGACGACGTCGAAGCCGTGAAGCGCGTCGACGCCGCGCAACGCCGGAGGCGGCCATGACGGACATGTGGGACGACCCGGTGGACCTAGACACGGTTGCGGACTGGGACACAGAGGCACCACAGACCGGCCCAGCTTCGCCGGAGACGGACGAACGCGCCTCCGGTGAGGGGTTGGACGCGGGAGGGCCGTACGACGACACAGAGGCCGCGTATTGGCGCACCGTCCGCGACCCGGACACACCGGCGTACACCCGGGCGGACGGCACCGCGTACGCCACGTGGCTCGAAAATGAACGGCGTGTTGCCATGCAAGTGTCCTGTCCGGTGTGCAAAGTGGTGGTAGAACAACCATGCATACGCGTTCGCGGGAACCCGCCCACGCCCGTCCATCCGCCCGAACCGATCCGGAAATACCCGGCCCACAACGACCGCCTCCGCGCCGCCCGACGAAAGCAGACACCGCAGTGATGTCCGACCAACGCCCCAACGCCGACACGTGCCGCGACTGCGGACGCACCGGCCGCGACCGCGACGGATGCAACTGCATTCGGGACGCGTTCAACGCCCTCGCCCGCGTCGAACTCGCCGACGAACGACCCCGATGCGAATGCGCGTGCACCGGCGCAAACCCGCACGCCGACCGGCTGTGCAACGGGTTCCACGGCCAACGCCGCCTAGCGACGCAGATGGTGGCCATTCACGTGGTCGGATCCTGCAACGCACCCGCCCCTGACATCGACCCGGATGGCAACCTCTGCGCCTTCATGTGCACGCCCTGCGCCAACCACGCGTACGCCGTCACCCGCCGGAAAATCAACGAACTGTTGGCGATCCTGCCGCCCGGATCCGCCCCGGTGTGCCCGACGTGCCACCGCGACATCGCCCGGCCCGAAGACGTCATCGCCCGGCGGTTGCTCTGATGCCGCGATTGAAGGCCGAACAGATGGCCGGAAACCACAACCGCCGCCGCGACGCCGACTGGTGTTCCGGATGCGGATTGCACCACTACGCAACCGGCCAACACCGCGCCGATTGCACCGCCAAACAACCGGAGGCCAAACCATGACAACCGTTGTCGGGCTTGACTTATCGCTCACATCCGCCGGTATCGCCGTCGTATCCGACGACCGGCAGGCCGACCGGATGGGCGTCGCGTGGCCGTGGCACCTGCGCTGCTGCGGCGAAACCGGATCGAAAGACGACGACTACCGCAGGCGATCCCGCCGCGTGCGCCGCCAATCCGCCGCCGTCATGCGCCTATTGGAACCCGCCGGACACATCGACCTCGCAGTGATCGAAGGACCAATCTACGGCGGGAATTTCATGCCGTCGTACTTTGATCGCGCCGCCCTGTTCCACGCCGTCTACGGCGCGCTGGATTCACGCAAGGTGCCCATCGCCGTCATCTCACCGACCGCCGGGCACGTGTTCACCACCGGCAAAGGATCGCTACCGAAGGATCCGAAACGCCTCAAAGGGTTGATCCTCGACAGCGTCCGCGCGTTGGTGCCCGACGTTCACGTGGCCAACGACGACATCGCCGACGCGTTGGGCCTGGCGTTCATGGGCGCGATGTCGCTAGGCGTCCGAATGCCGTTCCGCCCGTTGCGCAGACACCACGAACAGGTCCACACCACCACGTGGCCGCACGGCAGGCCGGTTGTCTATGCCTAGCGCGAAGGCGATTGCCGCCGTGGCCAACGACCAACGCTGGCGCAAACAGGCCGTGTGCCACCCGGCGCGCGGCCACAACCCCGAAATCTGGTTCCCGCCAACACCACGGCCGTACGCCACCCGCGCCGAAGCCCGCGAAGCCACCGCCATCCGATTGCAGTGGGAGTCCGAAGCGAAGGCGTTGTGCGCGCAGTGCCCGGTACGGCTCGAGTGCCTCGAATACGCCAACGACAACGACGAACGGGAGGGGATCTGGGGCGGACTGACAGTTACCGAACGCGGCCTAACACCTTTGCGATAACCCAACTCACAGAACAGGTTCCGAACAATGTCACGACACAACGCACGCACCGCCGACCCGGCCACATCGCACCGCGCGGCTCGCGCCAACCGCGGATCCCGACAGTCACACAAACGTCTCATGCTCGAGGCGTTCGCCGCCTACGGCGACCGCGGCGCGACCGACTTTGAAGCCGCCACGCGCGCCGACCTCGCCCGGCCCGGGGTGTGCTGGTGGCACCGCGCGTCCGACCTCCGCGACGCCGGATTCATCGCGTGGAAGACCAACCCCGACGGTTCCCGCGTGACCGAACCTGGACCCAACGGCCAACCGTGCGGTGTCTCCGCCATCACCGCCGCCGGGCGCGACGCCGTGCGGGGTGCCGCATGAGGATCGTTCGATACCCGTTGGATGTCGTCGACTACCAGCAGGTTCAACCCTTGTGGCCGGGCCGGATCCTGTCTGTCGCACCCGGCCGCGTCGAAGACGCCGAAGCCTACAAACAGCACATCGACATGTGGGCGGTGGACGACGACCCCAACCGCGGCGACCGCCTCCCGCCGATCCTCGGGGTGTGGATAGTCGGCACCGGCAACCCGATCCCGTCGGGGATGATAAACAACGACGCCCTGTTTCACGGCACATGCGTCATGAAGTCCGGCCTCGTGTGGCACGTGTTCACCGCCGTCATCGGGCACGCGGAGAACCCGAAAGCCGAACCCGCCCCGGCGTACTCATCGGTCGACGACATGGTTGAACGCATCCGCGCCCGCCGCGGCCGACCCGGGATCGGTGAATGATGCCGGATAGCCTGCGCGACACCCTGATCCGCGCCTACACGATGGATATGCGCCGCAACTACGGCAACGTCGTGGTCGCCGAAGTGCTCCACCGCCGCGTCGACTACCACGCACTCACCAAGCCCGGGCAATCGTTCAACACCCGCGGCGCAGTGATGATCGACGCCGCGGCCGCCCTCGCGCCCCTAGCCAACGCTGTCCGGCGCGGTATCGGCATGTTGGTGATGATCTACGCCACCGATGAATTGCTGTGGATCCCAACACGCGCCGACCTATCCGTAGGCGACTACTGGACGGTCGAAATGGTGCCGTGGGTCGAATACCTCCGCGCATCAGCCGTATCCGACGACGAAGTGATCCGGAAGGCACACGACGAAGCATGACCACCACACCGAAGCAATACACCGTCACTGATGACGCGCTCGAGACGGGCGGGCGCGTGTCCATCGCATCATGCGACCAATGCGGCGCACTAGTCGGCGACACCGTCGCCCACGCCGCCGCCGGGTGCGGCGTCATCCAACCGCCCAAACCCGAACCGTTGACCGCGGAGCACTACCGGAAGGCGTGGGCCGCCGTCGTCCACGACCACCGCGTGCGCGTCGCCTACGCGCCCGGCCCGCAAGTGCTCACCATCGTTCAGTGCGCCTGCCGCGACTTCACCGGCACCGAATTCGCCCACAGTGCACACGTCGCCGACATGATCGCCCAATACACCACGGAGAACCCGACATGACCGAACGCGATCCGATCCTCGACCACCGGCCCGACCCGGCCCGCACCGCGTTCTACGGCTACCAGGCGTTTTTCGAGACATTCGCCGCCGACCCGCACCCGTGGTCCGTCGACGACATGTTGCCCGACTACGTGCTTGCCGACCGCGCCACACCGCAATTCCCGGCCGCCTTCGGCGATCCCCGCCGCCAACCCGGCCAAACCGCCTACACCATCGAGGACATCCGAAACATGAAACGCGACGTCGAATCTCACCGCGTCAACGGCATCGAGCTCCGCCGCACCCCGGGTTACCCGCACTTCGGCGCAGGCGGATCCGCATTCGGACCCGTCGCCGTCTACGGCCACACCGCCGACCACGTCGTGATCGACGAACCGTATGACGCCGTCGACCGCCACCGCCAACGCCTCACCATGTTGTTGCTGTCCATGATGGCGTTCGGTGCCATCCTCGCCTACATCGTGTTGTCGGCGGTGACCGCATGACCGACACCACGCCGCCCCGCTGCGCCGTCCACACATGCAACCGGCCCCGCCACGACAACCGGCCCATCTGCAACCGGTGCATGAGACGCGCCGGAGAAACACTCGTCAAACGATGGTTCGCAACCAAACGCACCATCCTTCACCACCCCGATGTCGACGAATACCGAATCCGCCTCACCGGCATCGAAAACCGGATGATCCTCAACGCCACCGCGTACCAACAGATCAAAGACACCGGCCAACGCCCGATGTGGAACCCGCGCCAACAGGTCTGGGAGAACCCCCGCGAACGCGCCCAACCGATCATCGCCGCCGTCATCCGCAACCACGCCTTCGGCCGCGACCCCAACAACGACGCCGACGTAATCGACCGCCTGATCGCCGACCTATACCCGACCGACGCATGACTACCATCAACACCGGCGCACTGCGCCGCGGCGGGGATCGTCGGACGCGTCAAACCGCGGCCGTACTTCGCGTTGGTGTTCGCAACCGCGGCAAGGCGTTTCCACGACACCGGGTCGGACCGGCTAGAAGCGGCCCCTAACAGGGCTTCACCTGCGCGCACAACCGACGACCCCGCCGACCCCCTGAACGGACACCCGACATGACCGACCACGACGCCATCCGCACGCCCTCCGGCACCGGCGACGTCTTCGACGCCACCACACCACCTGGCATCACACAGTTGCCCGCCGTCACAACATCCATGACACCCGCGCAGTTCAAAGAATGGCTCGCGGCCGACGGCACCCTGTTCATGGTGATACTGCCCGCCAACCGCACGTTCGTCATCAAAGTGCCTGCGCCGCAACACGAATTCTTCGTCGCAATGATGCAACAGGTACGTTTCGCCCTCGGCCCCGAAGTCCAAGCCGTCCGCATGAACGTCGTATCCGGCGACCCCGCCGCCGCCGACGGCACCGCCACCGAAGCACCCGACTGGGCCAAACCCGCCGACAACATCGCTCGCCCTTCGGGCGAACAGGAACAACCCCCGTGTGGACACCCCAACCACGGCAACCCCGACCACGAATGCACACCGTTCCAACCCCCAACCCGACACGAATTCCGCGACGCCGACAGTTGCGGGATGGGCGACGAACGGCCATGCAAACACGGCACCCGCGGCGGACGCTACTGCCCAGCGTGCGACCACGACGAAGACGGCCGAGACCTCACCGCCGACCACGAACCCCCGCCCACGATGACACTCTGCGCCCACCACATCCCACCCGGCGACTGCACCACCTGCGGGCCAAAACACGACATCCGGCACACCGTCCAACACGACATCGCCGGATACGCACACGTCGACGGCCTACGCGGCGGCACAGACCTCCACAGCGTCACATGCACATGCGGCCACCTATCCACCGGCGAAACCCGACACGACGCCTACCGAAGCCACAACACCCACGCACTACACCCAGAGGCATAGGGCCATGCCCAACCGATCCGGCGGCGTCCGCAAAACCACCACCCAAAAAGGCCTCGGCCACGACCACCAAGAAAACCGCCGCCGCCTACTCACACGCCACACCGACGGCCGCCCCTGCTGGTGGTGCGGAAAACCCATGTTCAAACAGGCCGACCGCAACTGGGACGGACACGCACTCGAAGCCGACCACAGCAAAAGCCGCTCACGCCACGGCAACAGCCGCGCAGACCGCCTACTCCACAAAACCTGCAACATCCAACGCGGCGACGGCACCCACGACGACCAACGCCCCACACTCATCGCCGCCGTACAACAAACCCCCACCGACACCGCAGACCTGGGTGCCCTCGCCCTCCCGTGGCCGGACACATGGACAACGGAGGCAACCACATGACCACACAACTGGCCTGCGCCCTCGACATGGACCTAGACCACGAATGCCCGGAATACCCCGACGGCCTACACATGTGCACCGCCGACGACACCGACCACACCAACCCCCACACCTGCGCCTGCGGACACACGTGGCCAACCAAGGTGACGCCATGACACCCCGCCGACTACTCCCCATCGCCGCATGGTGGCACCGCGCACGCCTACACGTCGTCCACCACGACGTACACACCACCGACACCCACGACGGCCCAACATGGTGGCACACCTACTGCGCAACCTGCGCGAAAGGATGGCGAACCCTGTGATCCCAACACCCGACATCGGCTCACACAACCCACGCCCACCATCACGCACCGGGGCCGACGCACGCACCATCACCGCACGCATAGCCCAAGGCGCAACCATCGGATCCGTGATGTGGTTCCACGAGGACATGGTCAACGCCCTGCGCGGTGGCCGGACCCGTGACGGGTGGGCCGGGACGGTCGGGCCGGACGGTGTGCTGTCGATCCGCCTGCGCGTCATGGGCGTCACGCACGTGTGGACCCTCACCGGCGCGCGTCGGGAGTGCCCGCAGATGCCCGGGACGTGGCTGTACGAGGGCCGGTGGGCGGACTGATGGCCGAGGCGCAACGCTGTGACCTGCGGAAACGCGGCGCGGTCGCCGACGGGGCCGCTGCAAAACCGCAGGTCAGGGGCCTGGCCACCCCCAGAATCTCGAGGGGGGCGGGGGGTGACTAAGCCGCGCGGTA